TCACGCATTGCTGCTTGAATCTTTAGATGAATCAGTTCTTCTTTGCTTGGAACTTTCATTAAAACAATCCTCTATCCTTCATAAACTGTAAGGTTTCTTTCATACTTCCAATGTGAGTATAACCCAATGCAACCTGTGGATATGTTGCTTCTTCACCAAATTCAGATTCGAATGCTCTTTGACTGAAATGTTGATTGAGTTGATACTCCAAAATTTCGATATTAAGTTCTTTGAGTAGAGAGGTCATTCTCTCACACTCTTGATTACCGTTTGTATAGATTACTGCTTGTTTAGTCATATTCAATAATAATACGTTGCTTGACTTCCCCTCTACTATTTACCACAGTCTGTCGAATGACTTCACCATTTAATAGTGAGGAGATATTATCTACAAGGTTCTTGGCGATTGCCTTGTTTGTTTCTGCTTTCCAGTCAGTCTTCATTCTTTTGCCATCCATCAATTTGTTTTTGTGTTGGAACAATCCATCTAAAGTTCATGTCCTCTTCGATAAATTCTTCATTCATTTTTTCATATGTTTCTGGTGTAATTTTTTCAGTCACGTTGCCTCCATTCAGTTTCACGATAAGCAGAGATTAAAATATCATCATACGCATCAGGTAGTCTACCACTTTCACCACGACGAGACCTCATTCTATTCACTTTACTAACTGGTAGTTCTTTAAGTTCGGGGTCATTAAGAATCTGATCAAGTTGAGACTTTTCACTATAACTGCGAAGATTCCGTAGAGGATACCTATTAACAGGTAGATTGCGATTAGTTCTAGTCACGTTGCCTCCAATCATCAGGTTTGTCTCTTCCGAACCATTCATTGATATCATCTGCTCCGTCAAATCCCGTTTTATAATTAGATGGGTCGGGATCACCTAGCCCCATCCTATTCATAAAATCGTCCATACTACCCTCCTCAATATTCTGAGCAGCTTGACGACGTGCTTTATTTAACCAGTCTCTAGCAGTTGTATATCTCTTGGCAAGTTTCTCTGCCCAGATCATATCATCCAATTTTACTTCTTCTCTGTTTGCAATCTTCTTACAGATGAACTCTAGTCGTAGCCTGTATTGAGTTGATAGCATATCAGTCTTTCAGTTTTTTCTGTAGATCTGTGACCCTAGTGTACTCGTCTAAAGCAGTTTCAGAACGATACTGTAAAATTGTATCGATATCATTCAAAATATCTTCAGTCGAAACGTAGTCATCTAGGTATTTATCGAGTGCTTCCTTGAGATGACGTAACCTATGCCACTCAGAACTATATGGTTTGTAGTGTGTCATGATGTAATGCGGCTGAAGCCTTTCATTTTTTCAAATCTTAGCACACTTTCAAACTTATCGTAAAGGCCCTCTTTGTGAGAAATTACAAATATGTTAGCATCTTTGATAACAAACCTAATAATCTTTAAAAATTCATCCGTTCCAAATCCATCAAGGGAGGAATCAAATACTTCATCCATAATTAGTAGATTAGTGCTTACAGAATTTCTAGCTTTTGCTACCTCTCTCCAAGTAAAAAGCAGAGCAAGATCTATTCGCATTTTCTCACCTTCGGAGAAAGAAGCGTAGGAAAATTTATCATGAATAGGACTTTCTACAGTTTCATTAAATTCTTCGTCAAGCTTAAAGTTGATGTAGAAATCCATCATGGATAGATAACGGTTGACTTGTTTATTAATCAAGGGCAAGTATTTTTTAATGACTTGCCTTTTAACGCCACCGTCTTTTAGCAAATTGAATACAAAGTCGTAGTAACTTAGTAATTCTTTCTGAGTAGAAAGTTCTTCGTATGTTTTATTAAGTTGTTCTTGAAACGAAGCTAACTTGTCATGCTCAGAATTTCGGTTTTCAAGTTGTGAGGCAATTCTTTGAATTTCAGATTCAAGATCTCGGATTTGTTTTTGGCAATTAGAGATCTTAGTGTTATTCTGAGAAATGTCATGGTTGAGATTTGTAATCTCCTTACTCAACTGCTTAAATTGCCGCTCTGAATTTTCTTCTTTTTTGATTGCTTCTTCTAGTTGATTAGAACCAGATTGCAATTCACTAATTTTAGATTGAGCGGCTTCAATTCTATTTAACCGAAACTCTTCTTCTATAGTTTGAGTGCATGTTGGGCAAACCGTATTCTCTTTAAAAAAGTTAAACTCACTTGTAATGGTGGATACTTTTTGACTTAGTTTTCCTTTGATGTTTCCAAGTTGTTTTAGTTTTTCAGTAGAACCTTCATGAGAACGAACTACTGTAGATAGATCATCAATCTCTTCTGATATTTTGATGATGTCATTGGTAGCATCATTTTCATCAGAAAGTAAAGATGAAATTTTAGATTCCTTATCTTTAATGTTTTGTTGAGCTCTATTCTCCAACTCTTCAATAAAACTCCGTTGCATTTCAATTTTTTCCAACAGAGATTCTTTTTTATTCGCTGTATTCTTTACTCTATCTCTGAAGTGTTTAATCTTTTCTTTAACTACTGCATTCATGGCTGAAAAGATTTTGATATCTAAAAGATCTTCAATAACTTCTCTACGACTTCCACTACTCAACTGCATAAATGGGACGAATGTGGAGGATCCCAAAATAACAATTTGAGTAAATGATTTGTAATTGAGCTTTAAAATATTATCTTCTAGGATTCTTTGGTTCGCTCTATCATCTGCTTCCTTGTGAAGTCGTTCACCATTAACTTCAATATCAAATATGTTCGGTTTCATTCCTCTCCGAACAAAATAATCTTTGTTACCAACAGTAAAATTAATCTCAACTAAACAATCTTTTTCATTTGAGGAATTAAGTAGTTGTGGTTTGTTAATTTTACGAAATGGTTTATTGAACAGCACAAAAGTCAGAGCATCCAAAAGAGTGGACTTTCCAGATCCATTGCTACCAATAATAATAGTATTATTACTTTTTCTAAAATCAATCTCGGTGAATTGGTTTCCAGTGCTAAGAAAATTTTTCCAACGAATATTTTTAAATGTGATCATTTGGGAGGAATTACAAAGTCGTCAGGAGTAATAATTGAATAACCTAAGTTGTTTTTAATACATGTTTTAATAGCCAATTCTGGATCAACTTGAACTATTCTGGTAACTTGATCTGGTCTATCACCTAACATCATAGCATATCTTTCAGCATCGTCAACTTCCTCAAACAAAAACAAAACTTTTTGTTTATCTTTATTCAATACTGAATAAGCACCTTCTTTAGTTTTTGTTTTTTGGATTAGCATCCACATTAATCAACCTCGCAAGCTTTTGTGTATACCTTTTCCACTATATTTTTGAGGAGAGAAATATCGAGACTGGAGCCTGATTCTTCTATATATTTGTTTAAAATAGAAAGAGTATTTTCGCAAGTTTGATCTTCATCTTCTTCTGAGTAAAATCCATTGAAATTGTAGTTTTCTACAATTTTTAAATCATAAACTCCAGCAGCATAAAGTTTATCTATATATTTTTCAAAATTTTTGGTATCTGATTTTTGCTTTACAATTATCTTTACAATTTTATCTTTGTAAATTGATGCATTCAAAGTTTGCCATGGGTTGTCTTTATACTCTATAGAGTAAAACAACCTAAATGGATTTTTGATTGCAACATGTTCTAAAGTTTCTGTATCGAAAATATGAAATCCTCTTTCTTCCTCAAGATCATGCCAATAAATTTCATATGGATTTCCTAGATAGTAAATATTATCTTGAGAATTTCTATGATGATAATGGCCTGAAAAGACTTTTTCAAACTGAGAGAATTTTGTTTTATCTTCACCATGCTCATTGATAAAAGTTCTATTGGCATAGAATCCTTTCATCTCAAGATGACCAATCGCAACTTTTGCAGATGTTCCTCTGATCATATCCTCAGATTCTTTCCTATTTTCTTCATTAATCCAAGGAAGCATTAATACATTTAAACCATCGAAGATAACTTCTGTTGGAGAACTATAAGTAATAATATTAGAATACTCTCGTAGAAGTAAATCAATCGTATTAATTTTGTTAGTATCCTTGTAATAGGATGTATGATTTCCAACAATTGTATGTACGCGGACATCCATATCTTGTAGGATGTCGTAATACTTCTGTTTAGCCCAATTAAGACTCCAAAAATCAATCCCTTTACGAGTATCAAAAGTGTCTCCCATATCAATGATATACTTGATATTATTTTTTTTAAGATATGGAAAAAAGATTTCATCGTAAAATTTAGCAAAATAGTCGTGAAGAATTTTATTTCCTTTTCTGGCACCAAAATGTTGGTCTGTAATGATAGCTATTTTCAAAGTTTACCTCCAACAACTCCACTATTAACAACTCTAGTATATAAATGCAAAGTCCCTTCTTGCTCACACTTCAGATGCCACCGTGTTATATCGGTCACTGCCTCTTTAGTTAGTCCAAACAAGAAGTCTTTGCCAGTATCCTTACGAACACTTTTCCACATGAATCGAGTTTCTTCCACATAGAAAGCATCATCAATCCAATCTACTTCAGCAATTTCAGGGTGTTCGTTCATCGGTTCATCTTGTACTGGATGTTTTCTTTGATGGTATTATAGTCCGAACTGCTGTTAGAAAGCAAGCTATCGTCAACCATCATGACAGCATCATAACCGGTACGCTCAATGATACGAGTTTTTATCTCCAGTTGTTTTTTCTCTTTTTGAATTTTTCTAAGAAATGCGAAATGAATGATTTGGGTGAAATATGCAAATGGATTTTTTGATTTTTCTGGATCAAAGTTTCTAATGTACTGCACACAGTTTTCAATACCATCAGAAATCATATCCTCTTTAAACATATAATTTACAAAATTTGGTTTATGAGAAAGATGATCACCGATTTTTTTAAAGCAAGATCCTAGATATTCATGTACCTTTCTAAATTCCCTAGATTCTTCTAGTAACTCTCTTTTTGTTTTTCCTTGTTTTTCTGCAATTTCAAGAAACTCTCTATATCTAATAATTTGAGCTAAGAACTCTTTGTTATTGATATAGTGTTCCGATTTTTTTCTGGTTGCCATAAGTTTATAAGTTATAGTTATCATCCTTTGATTATAGCATAACAAAAAGGCCTTGACAACTCATCAAAATCTGTCTAGAATAGGCTTGTCCAGGATGATAAGAAAGCTATTAATCAAAGCTTTCATTAGTATCTAACTTGTACATGTCTTCCAATGAATTTTTCATTTGTTCGACTGAGCCAAGGTATCCCATTTTCTCACTGATTTCTTTCTCGTTATCATTTTCACCAGATAGATATTGTTCTTTTTCTTCAATGAAGTTTTTGTATAGACCAATAATTTCTAAATCATTAACCTCAGACATCCAAACAACTCTGGAAAGTCTAATAAAATAAATTCCATCATTTGACATTTTTATCCAAGGTTCTACTTTTATACTGAAGTGGCCTTGAAATGACTTACATGTAAATATAACTGGATCTTGTAAAGCAAGTATTGGATCATCTGGATTTTCATCATCAACAAAAACTATACAAAATATTTCTTCTCCGGTTACTAGTTTAATTGATGCATAAAATTCTTGGTCTAGAGGAGATTCTGTCATATCTTTTTTAGTGCGATGTTTATAATTTCATAGTTAAATTTTTCTTCTTTGTATATTTTAATCCTTTCAATTAAATGATTTAGAGTAAAGTTTCTTTTTCTTTCAAAAGTAATATCATCTGCAATATCAAATAAAGTTGCTTTTAATTTAGTATCACTTTTTCTAAGAACTCTACCAATACTTTGCAAATTTCTCACTCTGGATTTGCTGGGAGAAGCAAAAATAACGTTATGTAGATTTTTGATATTGATGCCAGTAGAAAAAGTACCATAAGACGCTACTATAATTGCGTTTGATTCTTTTTCTGTGATTGCTCTGATCCTTTCTCTATCTTCGGCATCAACTCCACCGTACACAAAGAAAACTTTACGTCCCTTCTCTGCCGAATTATTTATCAATTCATATAAAGGCATACCATGACTTTCTACTCTAGTAAAAAGAACTAAAGTATTTCCATTTTGATCAAGGGCTAAGTTTTTAATAAATGTATTCCTTTGATTATGAGAGCATAGATATTCAATCTCTTGGTTATATGTATCAAACAATCTTCCTTGATGTTTTAAAGCAATAATTTTAACTTGAAGATCGGAAAGATGTTTCTTTTTTATTAACTCTTTTGTTTTGATAGTTGAATATGATGGGCCAAATAATCCTTCTAGAACCCACTTGTGAGTTTGACTGCCATCCAAAGTTCCGGTAAATCCAAATCTATATTTTGCATCAGCAAGTTTTGTCATGATGCTAACTAGAGATTTAGATTTAAAAAGATGAGCCTCATCTCCTACTACAACCTCAAATCTCTCGAAGTATTTTCTATCAAGTTTGTATATAGATTGCCACGTCGTAATGATAACCTGATTATCAGTTTCTCTTTCCTTTCCACCATAAATTTTGTGGCAGTAAGATCCTACATCCCAACCATAGTCAGCAAAATCTTTATACATTTGCTCGACTAGTGAAGTCGTCGGAACCACTATCAAAATATTCTTTTTCATCTCAACAAAATATCTGACTACAGAGTAAATCATAAGAGATTTACCTGAGCCAGTTGGAGAGACTATAAGTCTTCGATTACATCTAAGTGCATCATAGACTGCTTCTATTTGATAATCTCTGGGTTTGTGTGTAGAGATTTTTGTCATGTAGTCCTTGACCCCTTCCAGTGAGATCATTTCATTTAGTTCTATAGGACTACCATAGTATTTGTTTTCTTTGAAACTAAATTTGTAATTGTATGTTTGGCAGAATCTTATTAACTTATCTAAAAGTCCAATATAAAGTTCTCCATTCTGTGTGTTGAATAATCTTATCTTTCCGTCCCACCATCTATTTCTATATTGTGGCATGTACTTCGCACCTTCTACATCAAATGTAAAGTGATCTGATAACTCACATTTGATGTATGGCTCTGCTTCTATTTTTAGAAATACTTCATTCTTTTTTGAGATGACAACATCACTCATTTACATTCCTGCCTGAAACTTTAACCAGTCAATAGCATTCTTAATTTGATATCCCCTATTAGAAATTTGTTTTAAAATTTCATCCAGATATTTAAGAATTTGATCATAATAACGAATCTTTAAATCAATCTTTGAAAGTCTCTCGTCAGCATTTAAATAACGATTGATAGATTCCTTTTCTCTAACTTTGAATGGAAAGGGTTCTTTTTCATATACCTCCGGGTCAGCCTTTCCTGTGTAATAGTTGTATCTTTCTAGATGAGTTCTGTCGTAGAGTTGTCTTGCAGATTCTCTAAGAAGATAGTTTGTATTATATAGTTCATAATATTTGGCATGAAGTTGTGGAGTTTTAATCGATTCGTTTCCAAGATCATCTCTGTCAATCTCGGAATCACGAGTCCACATCTTCTGAATGTCTTCAAGATTCATAAAGGTTGTCCTTGCATATCTAAGAGTTCGTATATAGTATACTTGAAAGCCACTCTTGCTGTAAAGAACTGTTCAGAACTTAACTGAGAGTCAAAAGATAATCCACTTAAAGAATATGGGAAAGCATCTTTAAATTTGACTTGAAATTGTGGATTGTAATTGCTATTCAAAACAATAAGAGTACAATCTGAATATTGATTTTTATATCCTGCCAATACATTTTCTGATAATAGATCTCTAAACTCTTGGGCAGATTCTGGAAAACCAAGACCAGTCATCCAGTTGTGAATTGCTTTATAATTTTCTAAATTTTCATCAATTAAAAATTCAAAAATTAAATCTTCAAACTGCAGAATTTCTCCAGGAACAGGAACTGATTTGAGATAACTTGGTTGCTCTGCTACACCTAAAGTAATTTCTGGAAGATTAGCTGACGTTGCAAAAAAATCAATCTTTCTGTTTTTTTCAACCACAAACTGAAATCCAGCAGGAGTTAGATAATTCTTATTCTGAATTTGAGAACGAAGATTGATCGCCATGATATCTCTATGTTGAATAATTATTTAGAGACAAAAAAAGACCCTTTCGGGTCTGGAGTATTTTACATGAGAATCCTCCTACAAATTTTCTTACACTCGGATTGATTTAGGGAGTCGCATTCAATTAAGCATTCGTAGTAATCATTTAATTTTTGATGCTCATCGTCAAGTTGTTTTATTTCATTTATTGTTTGCTCTAAATGCCTCCATTCGTTAAATTGATTCGGGGATAAAAGATTGTGCATAACATTCTCCGGTCAAGCCAATGAACTCATGATGTAGAAGATTAGGATTCATTTGTATACACTCCAATTCTACTCTTATATATGCGAATTTCCTCATTTTTGGTATAACTCCACACAAAAATTTATGCCTACGAGTTTATACTCAAAAAAAAAGGAGTCCTTTCGGACTCCCTAATAAATGACCCGCAGAGCGGCAAGAATCACATGAGGTTCTTGACGGATACGCGACGATAGTAGCGGTTTGTAGCAGCCTTGATAGCACCGAATGCAGCGGTGTCACCTTCAGCGAAGGGGTTCGCGACCATGCCGTAGCGGGTCTTGAAGCCGATCTTGGGTTGGAAGGTGTTCTCGCCAACGGCACGAACCATCTGTAGAGGAACGTAGGGGCAATAGAACAGACCAGCATCATAAGGTGAGGAACCCTTATAACCAACAACGTAATACTGCAGAGCAGCGTCGTTAGCAGCGAAGGGATCAATGTAAACGCGATACTTACCGTTGATGGTTCCAGCAAAGGTGTTGCCGGTGTCGTCAACGTTAAGGTTAGCGTTGAGGGCAGGGGTGTAATCAAGTACACCAGCCATGGTTAGAGCAGAAGCAACATCAGCGGAAGTTAGGATGATGTTACCCTTTCCACGACGAGTTCTTTGTGCGATCTGGTTGGCATCGCGCTCGATTTGGAAGAGTAGACCCTTGAACTTCTCAACAGACCAACGACCGTTGGAGTCGATGTCAAGGTCAAACTGACCTTGGGTTGCAACGTTCTGTTGAGCACCTTGCTCAGCAGACTTGTAGATGGTACGGATAACTTCGCGGTTGATCTCAGCAAGAATCTCAGTGGAGAGAATGTTTGCTAGTTCAGCCTCGGCGTTTAGACCGTGGATTGCCTTGAGGTCTTGAGCAAGCTCGAGGCTGTACTCTGCCTTGAGGGCGCGTGACTTAGCGGTCACGGTGACTTTCTCGATGGAGAAAGCCATTTTGTTGAACTCGTTACCGGATTCGCCTAGAGTCTCAGACTCGGTAACAGGCATACCCTGACCTACGCTGTAGGTGGAGGGTGCTGCGTTAGGATCTAGAACGCCGGGGTTGGAACCACGCTGTAGAGTAGTACCGAAACCAACGGAACCGTCGGAGTCAGAACCACCAGTGTAGTCGCCTTGGGTTGCGTCGTAGCCTTCGCGCTGAGCGGAGAATGCAGAATCGGGCTCATTGAATAGAGCTTCGGTTCCAGACATGTTCTCGTAGCGAGAACGCATTGCAAAGATGAGTCCAGTAGGACCGTTCATGGGCTGCACACCAGCTAGGTCATAAGCGACCAAGTTGGGCATGGAGCGACGGATGAGGCTGATTAGTACGGGGTCAAAACCACCAGTAGGAGTGCCGCTATCAGTACCTGAAGTACCGCGATAGAGACCACCGCCACCGGAAGAGAATGACTGGGTGGGTGCCTCAGTAAGGTCTACGCCTTGCTCGAAAGCACGCTGTTCGTTTAGAAAACGCTCTTGGTTTTCTAAAAGTTGGGCAGTTACCACACGACGGTGAGAATCTTTGATTGCATCTGCACCATCATAATCTAGAAGGGGAGCCCACTTCTCTAGAAGGCCTGGATTGTTATACATTTTAGGTGTGAGTGTTTAAGGTTTTACAAATTGTTTTTCAGAAGTCAACGAGCTTGTCCCATGAACTTTATGTAATCTGCCATTCTGCCAGTTACATCTAGTCCAGCATTAAAACCCTCGGAAAGAGTTTCGGGGGACTCAGTAGTCTTTTCACTTGGGAAATATGACTCTCTAAGAGTCGCTAACTTTTCACGGTAAGATACTTCACCCTCAAACTCAACACCTTCCGCTAGGGAAGCGAGTTTCTCCTTCTGGGTATCAGCAAGACCTTCAGAAACCTGCTTGAGGATTACCTCAGCGGTGGATTCTCCAAGTCTGCGATTCAGTTGGATATTTTTCTCGATTTGCTCGTTGAGCTTGGTCTCCATGTCATCAAGTTTTTCTACCATATTCTCGACCACATCATATTTATCGTCAGGGATGGATACATAATGATCTTCAAAAAGACTTCTCATTCCTTGTAGGAATGATTCGGTCATCTCAGTCTTCAGACCGTGTTCGATCTGAAGTGCATTTTCTTCTAACCATTCTTGAGAAACGTACTCAAGATAGGCATCTACTCTTTCGGTAAGTTCAGTTCTAAGACCAGCCATCTCTTCAGCAAGAACTTCTGCTGCTTGCTCTTCGATTACCTTCTTAGCTTCTTGTACCTTGGCAGTGACTGCAGCTTCAAATACAGTCTTTGCTTTTTCTTGGAACTCTTCGGAGAGTTCTTCTCCAGCAAATAGAGCAGCAACGTCTTCATCGACGTTAACTTCTACGGTCTCTTCTTCCTGTTCTGCTACAACTTCAGTCTCATCGACTTCGGTTTCTTCAGCATACTTGGGAGCTTTGGGCATGGCGTCACCACCGCCACGGGAAACACTGGTTCCTCCAGTGGTTGCATATGCGGGGGCTTTAGACATACCTTCTGCGGATTTTGAACCTCTAGTTACGACATCGGATACCTTGCTTAGGCCAGGTTCCTTAAGTTTAGCGGAATCATCATCAGGACGATAGTTTTCGGGGGTAGGACCGCCAAGATCCTCGATCTGGCCGTGACCAGGAACGTAGGAATTCTTAGCAGAGCTATCCATACCCTCACCAGACTTCGCACCAGATGACACGACGTTTTCCATTTCTTGTAATTTGGCGGACATTAGAACTCTCCGAATTTAGATTTATATAGTGAAAATCTATACTTATTTATTAAGTTATAGATTTGATAAGAAGTTTTGGAAGATGTTTAGTTTATTTTCTTCCAATTTACGTTGATCAACCATCGTGTTGATCTCTTTGTATGTTTTTGCTGCGAGTCTTTCGCGGAGAATTCCTCCTTCCCACACCCACTCTTTACCCTCCATGATGCCATCAACGAAAGCATCGGGCGCAGAAGGATCTGCTACGATATCAGCTGCAGTTGCTAAAGCAAAGTCATCATTGACCATGCTATAACCTTCTTTGGTTGGAGTTAGCGTTCCAACTCCGCGAGAAGAAACACCAAGTTTCACACCATCATTAATTAGAGCTTCAGCGATCTTGCCCATTGGGGTGGAAAGAATCTTTGCCTTACCAATGAAGTTATTACCTTCTCTTACAAGAGATGTAATTTTGTGTGAGGCTCTATCAAGGTTGATGGATGGTCCCTCGGGGTGGCCAAGTTCTCCTAGAGCACGACCTTTAGAAATGAAGTTTTCGTGATAACGCTTAACTTCTCTCTCAAGAATGTTACAGTCGTACATTCTCTTATTTCTATTGGCGATATTTCCTTGGAGAAATACACCTTCGATATACAGACTTTTTTTACCGTTGCGTTGCTCAACGATAACTTCAACCTGTTCGATTTCTTCTCTGATTAGTTTCATTTTTTAAACGGTAAATCCTACTTTAGTTCCCTTAACATCAGCAGAGCCGGCAAGAATTAAATCACTATGTTTTTTCTCAATATATTCAACAGTCCCTGTTGCCATAGTCATAGAACCAATTCCTTGGAAATTTGAATCAAGGACAGTAACAAGTTGAGCACCTGAGTTGCTGTTGTAGAGACGAACAACTGTTGCTTGAGAAAAACTAGAAGCAGTTCCTACAGTAGTAGGACAATCTTCCTGAGGACCAAGTACAAGTGATCTGGCCATTACTCTTCTCCTTCATGTTCTGATTGAGATGGATCACCAAACAAACCAGCAGCTGCCAGTGGTCTATACTGATCAATCTTTTCTGCGGACTTTGAATATAGGGCATCTTTGATGCCATCAGTAATTTTTGATGCCGACGCATCACTAAAAATCATATCAATAATTTCTTCCATGAGAAATTCTGCCGAAAATAACTATGAACTATTTATTGTATTAATAACTCTTACTTCTCAGGTGCCTTTGTTGATGTCTCGTCGGGTTTTGGATCTTTGGGAGTATTTCCAAGAGCTGGTTGTTCAATTGGATTTCCAAATTCATCTGTAGGAACTGTGGGATCTGGTAATAATCCCATCTCAATTTCCTTCTCAATTTGCTTATCGATCTCGATAATTTCTTCATCAGTCTGCTGTAGGACTTTTCTACGCATATACTCTACAGAGTAATATCTGCCAAGATAAGGTTCTGCCTGAGCAGCTAATTGAAGTCTTCCTTCCAAGAGTTCTTTCTCTTTTAGTTCTGCAAAATGATTATCATAAAGATAATCAAACTGAATATGTTCTTCTAATTTACTCCAATCTTCGGGAGTGCAGATATTCTTAAGAAGACACTGAGTTTTCAAAAAGTCTAAGAACATATTGCTGAATCTTTTTCTTAGACGACCAACAAATTTTGAGAACTTAAGTTCATCTCTTAGGATTTCTGAAGATCTTCCAAGATTGAATCCTCCTTCAGAAGCAATTCTAGATTCTGGTACACCCAAAGATCTATAGAGTTTTTTCTGGAAATATTGAACATCACTCAGCTCTCCTAAGTTTTGTCCACCAGGAAGTGTAGAAATTTCAGTTCCTCTACCACCTTCACGTCTAGGAAGCCAAAAATCTTCCAGCATGGACATATATCTCTTATCGTCGCGAACCTCACCAGTCTCTGCATTATAGACTAGTTTATTGCGATAACGATTCATAACATCGCGGAGATATTGTTCCGCTTTAATTTTTGGTAGGTTGCCAACATCAATGTAGAAGATTCTACGTTCTGGCGCTCTTGATAGTCTGTAAATAACGAGAGAATCCTCAATCATTCTAAGTTGATTGAGTGATTTAATTGCTTTATGAAGATATGAAAGTACGACGCCTTTGTTTCTATCTACAAGTCCAGAAGTACAGTATGTAATAGAGTCTTTTGTAAATTTAACTCCTTTAGTTCCTGTGTATCTATCGTTAATAGCTCCTGTGTAGGTTGGTTTTGGTGTGTAGAGGAAATATTCGTCAATTTCTGGGAATGGGACTGTTTGTCCCTTTGACATTGCATTTGGTTGTTGGAATACTCCATTACTTGCATCCTTTTTCTTTTTTTCTTCACGAATATAACGCATCTTAAGAGCGTCAATATATCTTAGCTCTTTAATTCCTTCTTGAGGTTTACTGATGTCAATAACCTTATGATAATAAAGTCTTCCATCAACGTACCAATTTCGGAAAATCTCATGAGACTTTGCATCAAAATTTAAAAGGTCTTTAATACTTTTAAATTCACTTCTAATTTTATTTTTAATCCCATCACTAGCGGGAAGATTTTCCAAATTGATTGTGACTGGACTATCGTTTAAGTCACTTACGATAGCTTCGTTTACTAAATCTTCAATTGCACTATCGCACTCTGGGTGCAGAGCCATTTCTCGATAACGCTTGATAAGTTCAAACTCAGACTTATATACTCCTTCTAGGTCAAGATATTGACCATAAAAATTACTTGCTATATAATGGTCAACCCCGTCCTCATTATTTTGAGGAACGGGGGAAACCGTAGTCTTGGATTTTTTCTCTGTATCCTCAATAGAGAAACCAAATAGTCTCGCCATGTTATAAAAAACTTATGGTGCTACGTCTATTTAGACAATATCACCACCTGCTCCTCTGGCCTCCCAATACTGAACTTGGAGTTCCACTGTAAATTCCTCTAACTGATCAGAAGAATCATATGATAGTGGGATCTCAGAGATGTTGGTTGGGAAGACATCATAGAAGCGATACTTTCTCAGAACTTCACCTTGTCTATTGAGTTGATAGACATATGCTTCTGCTTGATAGTCAGCTGGATTGGTGGCACCAGTTGCATCTTTAACATTGTTCATGCTATTCATCCAACCCTCAAATGCACCTCTGATTAGGAAATCAGTGTCATTGAGAACCGTGATGGTCCATGTATCAAATGTTCTGTCGCCAGCAATTTTAAGAACACGACCTCTAAAGGCCACATCAATTGGGGCGATGTTGGATGATGGTAAAGCAGCTGCCTTAACAAGGAATCTTGCCTTTTCAAGAACTCCGTCTGCGGGAGAGAAAGAACCAGGGAACGCCAACACAACTTCAAATAGATTAGGCCTTGCGCCACCGCCGGCTAATTTATTTTTGAAGTCCGAAATCGTTCTTAAGGTTGGTTGATCTACTTGATTTCTAGGAGTGGATGTTGCCATTGAATTAGACCTCTAAATTAAACGTTTCCGACGATTTCTTCAAAAGAAACACCAGTGCGAGTAGCAACAAAGGTGAGTCCAATAAAGTTGATAGAACGTGCTGGTTTGATGAAGATGTCAGCAACGAATTCGTTACGATCAATAACAGCAGCTGTGTTGTTTGTTTGGTCGCAAACAACGATGAATTCATCGATGCCGCGATTAGATTGGACTTCTCTTAAGAAGGGCTCAACGGCATTAACAAAGTTGGTTCTAGTAACCTCGTCATTAAATTCAAAGAGTTGATCTCTAGCAACCGTTGCAATTGCTTTTTCAACATATAGGAACAATCTACGAACATTGATTCTATCAAATGCAGATTGTTTTACTTGTCCAGTCTTGTCTCCGTAAAGTACAATACCAGATCCAGGCAAGAATGTTACTGGATTGACTCTGTTACTGTAGAGTCTGTCTCTTTGAGCTTTGGTTGGGTTGTAAGGAACTTTTACTGCGTTTAGAATTGCACCTCTTGTTGTTCCTGCAGGTGAGAACCAGGGGAAAGCAACAATATCAGTTCTTACGCAAGTGCCAGCAATGTCTCCATTTAGAGGAACATAACGGAACTTATCAGCGAAGCGGTCATACATGTACTTATAACCACTATCAAATACTGCAAACGAAGATGAGGCAATCGGTGAGAAGTGTGCAATTATGTTATCGGTAATAGTCTCAGAATCTCTGACTGAGGATGATGATCCAGACTCATTAAAGATTGCTGTTCTTGCGGGAGAAAGGAATGCAAGTGCATCGGTTCTTGTTTCGGCAATATTGATTGCCTTTAGACCAATTGCTTGAGCTTCTTCTTTCGTCCAGTTTCCAGAACCTTGCAGAACGAAATCTACATCATATTCATCAGCATTCAGAAGTTTATCATAACCAGCATTTAGATTGCCAATGCTTGCTTTGAGTGAACCTGTTGTATCTAGTCCAACACTTCCGCCATAATTTAGACCACCTGCTAGAGTATATTTTCTGTTTCCTGCACCTGCGAAAGAAATGCCTTGTGCATTTTGATCCCACGCAGTATCAGTTACAGTTGTAAATCCAGATCCAACATTTAGTTGGAAGTCCATATCAACTGTATTGGAAGGAGCTCCACCTAAGAAGATGTATCCAGATCCATTAGCAGCAAATTGTCTGTAATAATTTGCAGAACCATTAACAAACTGTGCATCTTTTGCCTTAGAAAGACCGATGTGCTTCTCTAAGATGGTTCCAGGATTTCCCGTAATTGTTCCTTTATCATCAATTACGACAACGTGAACCTCATCAAATCTTGATCCTCTTGCAGCTGCATATGAAGAAGTGGCAGGACGATCAGCGATTTGATTCCAACTAATATTGTCACCAGTTAGTGTAATTTCTTGCTGATTGAACCAATCAGTAACGGTATTAGAAGTATCTGTTGAAACCGCAACACCAACATTATCGGAGATTACGATAGCAGTTTCAGCACTATCAGAATTATAGAATTTGTAAACTCCACCTTCTTGATATTCCCTGGCACTTTGTACGCCAGCTGCGGTAACATGTTGAACTAGTTTAACGTGAATCGTGTCCGAGGACAGTCCAGATTCAGTTCCAACTGCAGTAACAACTCCTTTAAAGAAACCATCTAGGAGAGAAGTAGTTCCAACACCAGCAACAACAGTACCTGCAGGAACTGCCTGAGTAACTCCCATTCCGATAGTTATACCGCTAGTTACTACACCAGAAACAATTTGATCTGCCCGACCATCGATAATGGCAACTACCATATCGTTGCCCCAGCTTCCAGGGTTTCTGGCAGCAACAGTTACACCGCTGATGGTGTTTTCATCATATCCTAGTTCTACATAGTGATCTAGACTTCTAATTTTTGGTGCAGTCACGGTGGAACCACCATAAGCATTCTTCATGTCGGCATCGTCCGCACGAACGATACGCATGTTTCCACCATAGGATAGATATGAGGATGCAACCATCCAATGTTCGTAGTGTCTATCCGCCTCATAAGCTTCGCCAAAATTAGCTAGCAAATCAGACTCATTTTCAACTAAAGTGGGGACTTCGACTGGCCCTTGAGCAAAAGGTGCGACAATAGCAGCAACTTTATCGGAAGTAGGATCAACTCTACCAACGGTAAGATCAACTTCCCTTACTCTAACGCCAGGAGATGCTAGATTTAATGGCATCTTTTTACTCTCCTATGGGGTCCAAAATTAATCTAATCTTATTTATTATTTTGGGGTGTTCAGATGGGGAAACAATGCATGAACCCTACCAATCAGGATAAACATCTTTAATTCTAGGGACTGGATTATATCGTATGTCTAATTTTCTATATTCAGTCACTCTTTTTATGGTACATTCTTTACACTCATATGAGTATGATGACGGGAAACCTCTCCTATCCTTTCTTGTCAAATAAAATCCATCAATAAGATCTTTAGATTTTTCACAAACTCTACATTTCCTTTCTTGAAATAATAAATGCTCTAAAGATACTTGATCATCGAAATCCATTACTTATAGTCCCACATGTAAGACATGTCGCCATATTCATCACTATACCATCTATCCCCATCTTTATCCACTTCTCCTATGTCATCCAATCCATCCAAAACAAAACCAAATGGAGCCATGTCCTGTTCAATCTGATTTTTTTGTTCTTCATAGATTCTCTTACGAACATCGTTGTCCGTCATTTCTTTAAAATAGTCCTGTGCCACGAGCCATGAGAAAATGACTAAACACATAGCGAGGTCATCATTACACCCCTCTTCTGCCTCAAATGACTGTCTCTTCTGCACAAATGTGGTTAACTCTGATATAATGTCATAGTCATTAGTGACAAGTTTATCATCTTCCATCAAAGTCTTTAGGTTTGAGCATCCAAGTTTCTTGACGGCAGATGTCATCCTTACACCTAATTGAGACTTTTTGCCAGAGAATCCAGAACCAACGACTTGTCCAGCCCTACCTCTCATAGCACACATGAGTAAGTTTTCATATTCAAGATCAAAGTATAAGATAGAGGACACCTGATCTCCAATATCATTCACTTCTACTAGAACCCATGCTTCATTATATCCATTTGCTACTTCCTGAATTATACTAGGAAATAGCATAGGTTTAATTTCATTATTTCTATATTTTGCTACAGCTCTATATGGAAATGTTGTAATATCAAAGACGATAAATGCTGAGTAGTCGTGTTCTATTCCTCTCGCAACGTCAACCGTTATCAGGTAGTTGTGATCTGGTATCGGATTCTCATAAACATCCAATCCTTTATTTCTCTTGATTGGATCTTCATATACTAATGTCTTTAGCTTACTGACACTAATAAGAGTATCAACAGATCCTAGGAATTCGCATTCAAACTCAACCTTGAACTGCTGTTCTGAAGTGTTCTTGATTGTTTGTTCTTTCCACTTTTTATTTCTTCCCGGTACTTCCGACCAATGAACTTCTGTAGGAACGTAGTCGTTTCTTCCTCTCTGTGCATCATGCCAATATCGATAGAAATGGTTCATGCCATGAGGCGTTGAAACCATAATTACCTTTGTGTTTTTACCAGACGAGATAGTAGGATAAACAGAGGCAAAGAACGCATCAGCAATGTGATTCGGAATGAATGCGAACTCGTCGAGAAAGACGATATTATAGGAGCCGCCACGGACAGCAGATGCAGACGTAGATGCGGCGATAATCTTAGATCCATTCTCTAGTTCTAACGATTGTTTGTTCCATACTATAATACCCTGCTGCATCCACTTGGGAAGGTTTTCATAAGCAAGTTGTAATCTTCCGAGAAGATCCTTTGCGGTAGAAGCCTTGTTGGCAAGGATGGCTATATTTACGTTGTCATTGAAAATCGCATAGTGTAAAAGATAAGACACCACGGTTGTAGACTTTCCAGTCTGTCGTGGCATCTTACAGATGTTGAATCTATGTTTATGGAAGTTTCTTACAAGTTTTTCTTGGAACTTGTACATTTTAAATGGTACAAGACCCTCATCCACGTTTACGATTTGGATGTGATTCTTTGCAAAGTAAACAGGATCTTTTTTACATTTAACAAACTCTTCAATCTGTTCCCGTGTAAATTCAATTGGTGTGTAAGCCTTTTTTAAATTAGGATTACCCAAATAGATATTGTCAGACATAAAAAATTACCTTTGTTCAATCCAGTTTAATACTGCGAGTGCTGCTTTGTTAGTGTTGGGAGAAGCACAAGCAAGAGTGTAGATATCACTCACAGTTCCCAATGAACTTCTACCAATCTGTAGTGCTGCCTTATCATCAACTTCTACAAGAGAAGAACCACCAGAAATCGTAAATCCACTCAGGACAATATTTCCACCAGTTGTAGCGGTAGCACTTGTGTCGTATTGGATAAAGGAGTTTGGATCTGGATGATCTGTCCAACTTGCACCAGTTAATGTTGGGTTCTCAATCAATCTCCAATAGACATTAGTATTATCATTCGTTGCTGTTTGTAGAGATCTTAACAAAGCAACAGCAGCCAATGAACCAGATTTTAATCTGAGACTTACGACTGGATAAAATGTATTTGCATCTGTCAGTGTAGTTCCAGTAATCGGATTAGCAACACTTTCAAGAATACCAAGTTTCTCTGGTTCACCTTCCTGAATCAGAGAATTGGAACCCTGATACATGTAATGATTTCCTGCAACACCAGTTAGATTTTCAATCTCAAGACGAATGGGTAAGAATGGAGTAGAACACCAAACAAAGTCATTAGTATTTGAGTTCTCAAATGTATGAGACGGAATTGTCTCATTTTGCATTAACCAGGCAAACTCTACAATACCAGCACCATACCATTCATAGTTGATGGAAATCATCTGCTGTTTTGTTGCATCAGCAGTTACACCAGTATATCCATTACCATCAAACTTTTCACCATTCCAATTGTCTCTAGTGACTCTGGTTTCTGTAACAATACCTGTTGTATTACTACGAATTACATAAGAATAAGTTCCACCATCATCCTCAAAGTAAGCACCATTATTTTCATCAAACAATCCAAATCTTCTACGAATACCGACCTGTGGAGTATCAAGACGAATTGCAAACGCAAGAGTAGCAGATCTGCCAGGAATGTATCTCATTACATTCCTGGTTTGTCGAATTACTTTACTTCCAGCTGCAGAACCAACCTCCATTACTACATTACTGGAATTTAGATTAAAAGTAGCAGTTGCACCGACTCCGACTACTTGCTCATCCCAGACATCAGTTTCCTTACCATATTGGAAAGTGTCGAAGAATACTGTCTGATATGGAGCAACCTTTAATCTGTTATTGTTAGAAAATTGAGGTCTCCAATCCGTCTGGTTTCCCCAGTGATCAGCAATATTATATACCTCAAATAGAGATCTTTCCTGGTTTAGAAAGTCCTGTGTGTTCTTATTCCACTGAGCCATGATTTAAATCCACTCTAGTTTTGAAGGATGATATCTCCTTGTATTTTTAATGTTGAAATTCTTTTCTTCTACTGGATAAATGTTTTGAACCATTGCTCCAGGATAATCTTTTTGTAGTTGTTCTCCAAGTTCTTGTTTGGTTGGAATACCATTCTTGGATACCATCTCAAGACGATAGATGCTACCGTTCCAGGTAACATCTGCAACATAATTCTCACCAACCTGAGTAGGTTCTGGCTCAGATTGACCAATGTACATGTTTCCATTGAAGTCACCTTGAATGGTGACTCCTTCTGATAGAAATTGTTTGAATGATTTAGACATTAGTTACAGTTCCAACGACGGAGGGCTTTGTTGATATTTGAATCTGGGTCTCTTGCAGTTTTAGCAGATGTAAGTCGTTTCTTCATACCGCCCATTCTTGCACAGAATGATGCACGACGAGACTTTCTCTTTCCTTTTGGATTCTTCTCAGTTACAGCAGTCTTTAACTTTGAGCCGGGATTCTCACGGCGATATGCATTGACTGCTTTTTGACTTAGGCCATCGGTCTTGTCTTTGCGGTTAACTTTCTGCCAGTCTTCTCTAATCTTGGTCTCGAAAGATCCATCTCCATCTGGAATTTTTTCTCCATAATCACCGCTTGCTTTTTCTTTTTTATCACTAGGATCGATGTCTCCATCCACATCTGCATCAAGTCTATTGACAGCATCTCTAGACTTTTTCTTTAGATTTGATCCATCAATTCTGTGCTCTGTATTTTTGGGAGTTCCACGTCCTTCAAATTCTGCACCAACAAATTCAGTTGCTTCCTTCTTGATCGCGTCTGCAATCTCATGAGCCTTTTTAATAGTTCTCTTCTCTAGAGGTGGTTCGTCACCATACTTCTTTTTTGCAGATGCCATTCCAATGGCATATGGATTATTTGCCTCGGCAAATTCTTTCCAAGTTTGAGAACCCTCAACTTGAATAAGTGGAGCTCCAGGTTCTCTATCTTTTTCTAGGAAATTTACTAAAACAGCACTTGGATAAACTTTTTGGAGTTGAGCATTTAATTGCTCCCTTGTAGGTCTCTTGGCACTTGGGAAGAAAAATTGAAGAGATTTATACTGACCTCTGAATTGGAAAAACACCATGTAAGTTTTTCCATAGTTTTTTATCAATTCAAATTTTTCTTCTAATTCAAACTCTTCCTTTTTTGCTGGTTTAGTTTCAGATGCTTTTTTGTTGGTAAAAGATCTCTTTTTATTTTTCTTCGTCTCCTTCTCAACTTCTCTCATCTTGAGAGCTTGACTCACTCTACGTCTGAAAGAATCTCTGCCTAAAGGTGGTTTAGTTGCATCTAAAGCATGAGCCGTTGCTAGACCAACCCCTTCATCAACATCACCCATTGGTTTTACATAGTTATCGTCTTTCCCAGGCTTTGCTGCACTGCCACCCATGGGAATACGTTTAATGGTAAACTTTTCCCAATTTTCAGGGCCATAACTGCATTCTTCTTTATATTCTTTCTTGCCACAGAGCTGACAGAAACGTCTTTCCATTTGCATTAATACTGATACCCAGTATTTTTATTTATCTAAATTTTTTATGAACTTAGTTAAATCTGCAGTAGATCCTTTGAAAAAAACAGCATTGTTGGTAACTGATGTTGGTCCCTTCGCAGATTCTTCGTCTAAATCTTTGACCTTCTTCTGTAACTCCATCAGTTTATCCGCAGTGTCAGCAACACTTTTTAAAATCTGACCAGCGACTTCATACGCTCTAGGTGACGAGGATTCTTGAGCCAATTCCATGATTCCATCAAGACTCTCTTGACCCTTTTCAATAAGACTATAAAGTTGACCTCTTGTGTACTCGTAGTCTTTTTTGATGTCATTTATATCAGACTTGACTATTTTCTTCTCATCCAAAACTTCTGGATCAATGATGGATTCAGTTTCCCCGTCAAATGATGCATCTATACTATCAAACTTCATGAATCAGTACCCGTAAATGGATTGAATGATTTTGAATCCTCAAAATAATCAAATGTTTCGGTAAATCCAAAATCATCTCCAGGTTGTGCTGATATTGGATCTGGCACAACTGTATATCTAGAATCTCTCTTAGAAGTTGCTCTATTTGTATTGCTGTGATAATCAACCTGAACCTTACGAATAATATCAGCGTTAGAGTCAGGAATGGGTCCGAAGAGATATGTGTTTGCAGTAAACTGCAATGTATAAATCAAAGCTCTTCTTTCTGTGAAGTTGCCCTCATATTCATCTTGAATATTGATACTATCTAAAGTGATTGGAATATCTCTTTTTTCTCCGATAGAACTTAGAAGATCTACAGTGACTCTAAAAGATGGTTGAAATACTGGAAGAATCTGCTCAATAATTTGAAGAGCGTCTTCATTCAATTTAGTATAAATTGACAGTTCAAATTGAAGATTGTATGGTACTGGAAGAAAAACTTTTTTTACATCATCACCACTAACTGCTTTGAATGATTTTGTTGTATTTGTTTTTCTAGGTGCGTCATATGATATTCCCACCATCTCAAATGACATTCTTGGCAAAGTAATGGCTACCGGTTTGTCAAGTCTGGCTTGCTGCTCCATTCTTGCCAAAAACTTTGCTTGAGGTGCATATGCTAAAGGAACTTTTAAATCACTAATAACAATCTCACTGCCAACATCAACTCCAGGAGAAACAGTAGATGGAGAATCTGTTCCTTGCTTACGAACGTGAATATCATTAAACAATGTGCCAAAAGCAACAATTGTTTTTCTAATTATTTCGTGATAATAGTATGTTCCTAACATCAGAATGTACCAAATGGATTAGTTTCAGTGAAATCTAGAATATCATCAGCAAATTCTTCAATATCAAGATTTTGCGAAAATTCAATTTCTTGCTCTGGTTCGTTATTGTAAGATGATACAGTTCTAGTTGCACTAGAAGCAGAACCGGTTATAACCTCACCAGAGGTAAAGTTACCACTATTTATGTAAACCTCAATATAATTATCATTCTCATCGTATTTCTTGATTCTAGCAGTGGCTCCAGAAAGACTTCCTGTAATGGTCTCATTTTTTTGGAACGTCCCTACTCCAGCAGCTGCTGGAACATTAAATGCAATTTCAGGATCTGCAGTGTAACCAAATCCAGTGTTTGTAAATCTGACTTCTGTTATGGATCCGCCAGATCCAACAACGCCTTCAGCAATTGCTGTAGATGTGGCAGCACCAGTTATGGTAATTGTTGGTGATAATGTATAAGAAGATCCAAAAGTAGAGAGAGTGATTACTCTCAAGACACCATCTGAAATTGTTGCTGTTGCAGCAGCTCCTGCTCCCCCACCACCACTAAATGTAACATTTGGTGGTTGAGTATATCCAGAACCAGCATTAGTTACGAATATCGTAGAAATGCCTCCATTAGAAACTGTAGCTGAAGCGGTGGCATCTATTCCTCCAGAAGGTGCTGTAGATATAGAAACCGTTGGTGCGGATGTGTAACCATATCCATCATTATTGATAGTGAAGAATTGAATTCCTCCAACTGCAGTTGAAGCGACTCCTACAGCACTTACACCGATTCCTGAAACTAAATTAATTCTTGTAATATATCCATAATCTTCCATGTTATCATCAATTTCCTCAACGGAAGATTCAATAATCTCACTATCGCTGAGTTGTAGGAGTTCACACTTGAGTTCATAAACGTAATTTCTTCCTAATTGAAAATATGGTTTTTCCTGCTCTACATATTTAATCTCAAACATTCTCTGACCAAGAGGAAAATATATTACATCTCCTTCCCTAGGTCTGGAAGTTAGGATAGTTTCGTCTGGATCATTAGCTTGCAAATCTTCTAAAAATGGTTCAATAAATGTGTCCCATCTTTCTCTTGATATTGTAAGAGATATCTCATCTTTTAATTCAATACCAAATTTTGTCATAATATTGGTACTATCTCCATATCCCTCAAAATTGTTGAGATATGCCTCAATAATAAAGTTATCGTCAAATTTTGACATAATAACTTCATTAGAAAATTTTTCTCTACCTAGAATTTTTCTAGGCATATAATAAACATCAATCCCATAGATCTTCAACTGTTCGTTGATAAGATCCTGCATCAAATATTGTTCGCCAGCTGATCCTTGTAAAAAGAAGGGATTGAGTGCCATTGTTTATCACCCGATCATGTCTAGAGGTGGAAGTTCATATGTGGACTGCATTTTCTCCTCAATATCTCTCAATTCTGCAACTGCATCATCATAATACTGTCTACCATTAAGTTCTACTCCACCAGGTAGTTTAGTTCCACTAAATTTAATGAGATTTGCTCCCCATTGCTTCTTAATCATTGATGTTAGATATCTCTTCAACCAACTGTCATTATAGATTTTGGGAAAGTCTGTTGGATTCAAAGCCCTTTCACAATCGATGACGATGTAGTCTCCTGCAGTTTGTGCTTCCCAGTCAATATCCAAGTAAAGTCTATTTTGTCTCTTGGTATATCTTACTTGCTTATCTGTAGTTAGTAGAAAATCAATATCTGACAAATATGATTTTGTCATGCTGTAGTGTAACAGATCTACACTACTGAAATAATATAGATCATTTAAAAATAATTGATACTTAATACTAAACATACCACCAGAAATGGTGCTAGTGTCAAATTTGAATATTTTGTTGATCCCCAATACTTGATCAGGAACTTGGATATAATTAGAGTTCTCATAATAACTGAACGTAGTAGCTGTACCTACAATTGTAGAAGTTCCGGTTGTCGTTACAATACCAACTCCACCAGCCTTTGCTCGGCCTCTATTGATATCATCTTGAGTGATCTGATATTTAAGATACATTCTCTCAGAACCATCATAATGACGTTCCTGAAAAAATTGAATTGCATCATCTACTAGATCGTCGATTTGATCATCATCAACGTTAATTTCTAGTACAGGAGCTCCAAGTCTCCTAAGACAATAATCAATCAGTTCTTGTCTAGTTGTTGGTGATGCCATCAGAATTCGCCGCCATCTATGATTTGACTAGAAGTCCACAATTTTGTGGTTGCATCATATTTAAGGATTGATCCTTCATATTGACCATTGGTTAGGACATCAACGTCAATTAAATCCCTTAAAGCTCTTTCCCGATCGGCGCGTAATACTTTAGTTCCATTACTTGCGCCAACTCTTACAGTTAATCTATCAGACATTAGCGAGTAACTCCTGCTCTGACTAGAGCGGTTCCTTCTACGATTCTTACATTTTCACCCAAGCCATTGATGTAAACATCATAAAGATATCTGCCAGGTTTGATAGCAGAAGTTACAGAAGATCCTAGAGAGATTCTTACTGTTCCACCTGCCGGATTTGTAACAGTAGCAGCAAAAGCAACTTTAGTTGAACTTGAATAAGTTTTTCTAAGTTGGGCAGACGCAGCATATCCAACCAAAGATTTGGGAGCATTTGTTTCTGTGCCCTCAACATCGAAGAAAAAATCAAAGTCGGAACCTTGATCAATAGTCAGATTGTGGACGTATACTGCCATTGCTATTAGTCGGCCTAGGACTATTTATGTTTGTCCAATAGTTGTCTAACCAATGATTTTAACTCACTGACTTCATTTTTTAGATTTTTCAATTCCTCCCTTTCCCTTCTTTTCTTTTCCCTTGCCTGCATATATCGTTCATATTCATTACTATTCAAATTAATTACAGCTTCAGTAATTGGATCCCGATAAAAATCAGGATCCCCATCAACCTTTTTCATCATGCTAGAGCAATAGTTCTAATATCATTTAGGCGAGGAGCAAGAGCCTCATTCGTTCCGTTAAACACGATCTTGATCTGATATGAATCAAATGGTTGTAGATTGTCTACACTAAATTGATACTCTCTAAACTCATCTTGGAGACTAGAGGGGACAATTCTATCTGGCAATCCACTAGATTTGGTGGAATCAATTACTTGATCTCCAAACCCATCTGCATCGGTATCTCTCAAGTTATTATATCCTGGGAATGGTACAAACTGAGGTTCGACGAATTGTGCATCTGAAGAGAATACTCTATAGAAACATCTAATTTCAGCAGTTTGATCAACATATGCACTTGTCAAAACTCTTATGGAAGAGGCAGGATTTTTAAGATCAATCTTCTGGCTCACATAGAATGATGTATGAGGATCTCCCTCAATTTCTCCAGTTCTGGGATCATTAATATAATCATTTATTGGGCGATTTAATCTGGTTCTATCAAGATCGACAGAAATTTGATCGGAGAATACCACTGGAGAGAATCTTCCACCACTATCATCACCAATCATATCAACCTCAATAGTCAATGATTTGCTTCTAGGAAGAGCTGTAATAGTGGGTTGATTACTTTCATTGACCTTAGATGCAACCATTCTGGGGGAAGGATAGATGATCGTAGTGTTCAATGAAGTTGGTTGGAATGCGGTATCTTGGAATGATGGCTCAACTCCTCCAGCACTTGTTCCTGTAATTGTTCTAATTCTTCCACCTACAGAAGTCTCTCCAGGAGTAATAATATCGAGATTTGTTGTAATTTGATCAAACTGTATGTTTCTGGAAATCCAAACACTATTTCCTCCTGCAATAATTTCATCATTAAAGTTCAGTTGATTGGGACCTGTGGGTCTATCGCCTCTAGAAATTTCTAGATAATAACTATCCATCTTCTTGGCACTTTGCAACACGTTGCTGGATGGCATGTTATGTTGCTTATTAATCTTTGCCAAAGATACATTTGCAAACTCATATGGATAAACAAGATCTCCATTGGAGTGTCTTGCCGCCGTAGTGTTTTCAGCACCTCTGGTAGAAATTCCCAATTGTCCAGCACCAATGCTGTCATAATACATGACTTCATTGTTAACGATTACATATCCTTGAGATGTGGAAATTCCTTGGAAAGTTGCAAAAGTTGTTGTGTCTGCAACGGAGATAGTATTATCCGTGTTCAAGACAGCTGCTGTCAAAGAAGTTGGGGATGTATTTGGTTTTACATCCTTAATTTCCAAAACATTATTAATTGAATGCATTGCATGTCTAGGATGCAGAACTTCAATTACATTTCCAGAATATAATTGATCATATACAGAAGAACTAGTAATCAGTGTAGATCCAAGAGAAATTGGATTATTAGAGTCATTATAATAAATTAATTCCTCATCAGTCACAAATTCTTGACCATTGACATTTGTAGTGTAAAGGGTATCGTAACCAGTTATAGCTCCAACAGAAATAACTGCATCAGTGCCCTTGAATACATCTGAAGTGGTGATTCCTAAGGATTCGCCAACAATAAATCCAGTTCCAGAACTTGCAATAGATACCTGACTGATTTCTCCAGCGGAAGAAACAGTTACAACTCCAGTAGCACCGCTTCCATTTCCACCTACAGTGTAGAAGTTAACTCCACTGTAGGTTCCGGTAGAATATCCAGTACCAGTAATACTAATGTTTAGTGCTGCAATTGGACCTCCAACATTTTCAATAAATCCTGTCACTGTATTTCCTTGGCCAACTTTTCTACCAAAAGATAGAATGTTTTGCATATCTGCAGTTTCTGCAGTTGTAATACCTACAGATAGTTTTCTTGGCAGAGACTTGATTGGATTTGTTGGTAATAAAGGCAGAATACCACTATCAAAAGACAAGTCTGGATTCTGTAATGTCAATACACCACTTTCAGCAACAAATTGTGCTCTGTTAATAATAAATTTCATATCTTCAAAAGAAGATGCTTCCCAAATAGATCCGTTTTGAGATTTGAACAGGGCACCTGCACCATATTGTCTTGTGTATAGTGCATTATCAGAACCACTTCCACCAGCAACAGCTCTTTCGCCAAGTCTTGCAACCCAAGCAGTGTACTTGTCGCTAGTTGGTGCTAGTAGTACAAGTGCATATTCAGTTCTTGGTTCTACAAAAATTGGAGCAGGGAAAGTTACTCTAGTTGCAACAGACGCATCGGTAGAAGTATTAACATCAATAGGAGAAAGTATGACTTGGGCTTCTTCGGCAACAAGTGTTGTTGTTGGAACACCCAATTCCATTGTTCTAAGTTCTACAGTAAGAGGTGCTCGTAGATCCTTAGTTGCCATATAAATGTCAACTGAGGTAATAAATCCTCCCTGTGAATCTGTCAGGAATGATTGTGCTAGAGGATCTCTTCTTCTTCTTCTCCTTCTCCTACGTCTTACGATTACTCTTTCTCTCCTAACTTCTCTTACTACTGGTCTTACTACCGTCGTCCTATTGATGTTAGTAATGTTTTGTGTTACGTTACGAGTAACTCTTGTGATGTTTTGAGTAATGTTGTTGATCGTTCTATTGTCAACGTTAACAATAGGTTGAAGTTGAGTGATTCTCCTCTCAATAAAGTTATTATTAATAATTCTAGGTGCAGGTATTCTAGCTGCCCTAAATTCAACGTTGTTCGTAATGGTCGTAGTTGTATCGTTTCTAGTAGTTGTTAGTGCAGTTGCGGTTAGATTTAAAGTTACTCTTCTAGTTGTTCCTCTAGCAGTATAGTTCACTTCAGCATCACTAATGTCTAAAGATCCTGGTAGAGCTTCAGCGTTAGATGAACTACTTGTGAGTTTAAATGTTCTTGTTCCTGTTCTAAACAAGAATCCCTGATTTACAGTATTTGGTGATCTAAACCAAAGACATCCTGCCAAACTTCCAAAACTATCAGTCACTAAACGGACATCTTTTACCGTAGCCTGAGCATTACTGGTTCTTCCAGTAAGTTTCATTCCAACGAAAACTCTACCATTGAAAGATCCTTGTGCAGATACTGCAAGAGCTTCAGTGTCAATGTTCAATAATGTGGAGGAAGCATTGTAACTATCAGTATCGCCAAAATCAATGTTTCTATCATATGGATTTGCATCCAAGAATGTATCTGGGAACAAGAAGTTTCCAGATTTATGATTGGGAACACAAATTCTAAAATTGATATATCTAGTCCCTCTTGTTCTTGGATCTCTAACAGAAGCTTCACCATCTACAATCTCACCTGGTCTAAAAGATCCAGAAACATTTTCAATTTCCAAATATTTTGGAATAACATCAATTCTGTTAGAATCATCCATGAAAGGATAATATCTAGTGAAAGGTTTTAATCCCTCTGCTTTAAATTCAACATTTCTGGATCTAATAAATCTATCCTGAGTTTCATCAATATCAATACTACCACTTATATTAGTGATAGCTCTATCTGTGGTTGTTACCGTGCTAGTAGATCTTGTTGGTTGATTAGTGACTAATCTACTAGCCTCTCCACCACCAACTCCTTGGAAAGATCGACCCTGAGTGACATTTGTATTTGTGAGAGTTCTTCCGGTATTAATAGTGCGGAATCTTTCAATTACTCTATTATTCGCATCAGTTAAGTTTGTTGTCCATTGATCAGATGGTGGATTGAGTCTAATTGATCCAATCCATTCAATAATGTTAAATGGGTTAACATTTTCCGTTCTAGTTGCAAATGGTTGCTGTAAATATTCAACCTCATCATAATTGAGGGTAATAGCTGTTCCCGTCTTTCTTAGATTTGCATCTAATAGAGCATAGTCTTCTCCAAAATCAAAGTCCGCAGCAATTTTTTGCTCAAATGGAACTATTTGTGGACTGAGAGTATTTCTATCTTGATTACAAATAACTGTGTTTTCTCCAGGATCAACTATACAAGTGCTTGCGGAGTTGAGAAGATTTGAATTTTTAAAATCATCTGCAAAAAATCCACTCTTAAATCTTGTCAAACCGTCAGCATCTTGAACTTGAAGATTCCTTGTTTCACTTTCAAGTAGTGATAATGATGTCGTTTCCTCTAGATTTTGAATCCTATCTTCAAGAGAACCAATGTCTCTCATAGTATATCTCTTATTATCTACTTGAATGATTCTGATATCATTCACGTCGTAGACATAAGCTGGATATTCAATGACTGCCAAAGTCATTGAATCTTTAACAATTTGAGGTACTTGGACATTTGTATTGGAGGGAGTGCCTTCAACCAGTTGGAACTGTCCCTCAGAAGTTAGAATTAATCTATCTGTTCTTGGTAAGAAATAATCATATGAGACAATTGCAGATTCATTTGGTTTAGGAATCAGTGTAGTTGAACCTCCTGCAGCAGAAAAGTCTCTACTATCATAGTCAAATGGTGATGAAGTAGTTCCACTAAAAGGAGCAACTCTAGGCCTAAAATCTAGACAATCACTAGCCCTGACAAATTTGCCCAAAATTTGGATTTCTGGTATATCTAACTTAAATCTTTCCGCATCATAAGAATCTACAGTAAATACATCTCCATCATCAGATGATTCGACTGTATAGTGGTTGAAAATTACCAATAGTTGTTTTGTCGGTATTCCAACTCCAGGAGATCTAACGATTCTAGAATAATCATATATGTCTGGTTTTTGTCCTTTATCTAATCTGTAATCATCTGTTCTATCAACAAAGACACCAGATCTAATTGATTGAAGAATGCCAAATATTCCAGACTCTTGGAATTGCAATTCTTCACCAATATCAAAACGATCATCATTTAGGTAAACAACTTCTATTTCTGTAGCAGAAAGTCTAGTGACAACTTGAGCCAAAGCTTTATTATTTGGTCCAGAAATATATTCTCCCAGAATAGATGCAGTATTTAATTCAAGACCAGCTTCAAATGTTAACTTATCAAGAATTGGTGGATTTGAATCAATAGATTCATATACTGCTATTACTCTAGAAACGTCTGCGTAGTTAAGAGAAATTTGATCATCTTGGACTCTTAGTCCATAAAAATCATTATAGTCAAGTCCATTATTTACATTTGTACTAACACCAGCAGACCTCTGTGTGGATTTATTTACTGTTACTTTGGTGCTTCTAGTATGTACCTTTAATTTTGATCTCAGATCTTTTTTGTTTACAGTTACTGTAACATTAATATTAGTTTCATTTGGCTTTGCTCCAGTAATTGTGACAACTGTGCCATCAGAATTGATAGAGACTTGATCTGCAGTTAGATCCTCAATGGTGCCATCTGAATATGCTATTGTGTATCTTTGTTGATTAAATTCTTCAAAGAAAGAACTTGTAATTCCCGTAGCAGAGGAATTGAATGCAATCTGACCAAATGCATCAGAAGTTCTTCCAGTAACCTGATTCAGAATTGGAAGATTTGAAGAATTTAAAGCAATATTTGCTACATTTTGATTAACTAAAGGAGCAATTAAAGATCCACCATCTTCTCCAAATTGGAACTCAGAAACTCCAATCCTAAAGTTAACAGCAACACTTCCAGATGCACTAACAGGAAGAAGTCCGGTAGCAACACCAATTACATTAGGAACAGCTTCAACTTCAATACTATTTCCATCATCTGCTACACTAACAACTCTGTTGTAAACTCTATCCGCGTATTGATCAATAACATTATTATATGCGACAATAGAATTTGTAGCAATACCAGTAAATTTTTCTCCTCCAGAAGTTATGGTAGAAATTCCACCAGAACCCGTACTCACATTGACTTGGTGGATAGCATTAAATTCAGGAGCTAGTCTTTCCCTTAATACCGAATCCGCAACAAAATCAGATTGAAGACCTAGAGATGATGCGTCTTGATATACTGAGTGAACATCATCTAAGGTATATACTGTAATTTGTTTGATCGATCTTGGAACTTCATAGTTTCCGTTGATTGAGAATCTCTCGCCAGTTATAAAAGTTCCAGAAGTTTGATGAACTTCTACAATATTCAATCCCGAAATAGCCTCAGTTATGTATCCGCTAGCACCACTGCTTAGACCTTTAATATAACTTCCTTTTGGAATGGTGGTAGATTCACTAATTGTAAGTTTGGTATATGTTTGAATATCAAATAACCTCAAATCCCAAGAAGTTGTTTGGTCCGAATATGGAGCATCAGTAAGAGTGAATGAAAATACTCTGGCTTCTCCGATCTTATCTCCGGTTCCAGATGTTGTACTGTTACTTCTTTGATTGAATAATTCAACCACATAAGTTGAATCACGATTCAATCCAATTGCTGGAACGCCAAAAACATTATTAACTCTTAATAACGAGCCAAAAGATAGAGGAACTCTTACAGCTTCTACACTTGCAGTTGTTCTTGCCTTGTTGGCATCAATAATAGTATATTTTGATATGTCAATGTCATATCCTTTCACATATGCTTTACCAGGACCGATTGTAAGGGCAGCCAGATCGTCTGTAGGAGTGTTTCCACTTGAGGTAGTCTGATCTGATCCATAAAGTCCCTGATTTCCTTGTTCGTCGTTTAGAGACTCGCTGAACGTAAGTGAGAATGGAGTTACAGTATAGTCTCCAGACTCTTCAAAAGTTCTTTTTGCTAGATAATCTTTGAAAATATTATATTGTGGTTTTGGTTCTGCGATATCAGGAATTCCTTCCTCAGATCGCATGATCTCTACGAAATTTACATCGTCCAGATCATCTAAAGATTTTTTGTCAAGAATTAAATCAAACTTGAATCTATCTGCACCAGGAGCTGAAAAGTTTGTAAATCCCTTTGCGTTATCAAAGAGATCATTGTCTTCATTAGCATTAACAGTGCTTTCAGAAATTGTTAAACCAATTCTATAAGATGGTTCATTTGAATATTGATCTAGAATGATAGTTTGCTTTAAAACCCTCGCAAAAAATCCTCTAACAAAATAGACACCATCATCAACAGAGACTGCTGAACCAATTGCAGTTGCCTCAAAGTTAATGCATTGAGCAAAAGATGATCCAGGAACAATTGTAGTGTTTCCATAAACTACAGTATCTTCAGCTAGAAGAAGTTCTCCATCAACAAAAGAATCAAAAGTTCCATCAGAACCAGAATTTAAGTATTTTACATATAACGTTAAGTTTCCAGTATCAGATTCCTCAGAAGTAATTACATTAACTACGTTTGCGGTAATTTGACTAGTTTGACCTCTAATTGAAGTTCCAATAAAATTATCGATATATGTCTCTACATCAATGCCAAGAAAAGTAGTATTAATTTTTACGGCATAATATTGAGTATCAATTGAAACCCCGCCAGGTATGACTATAGATCCATCTTTAAAAAAGTGATCGCCAAAAGATTCAATCTGATTTTGGAAAACAGATTGTAGATTGTTTAGTTCCCTCGCCTGGACTGGAAATCCGGGCTTAAACAGAACCCTGTAAAAATTATCATCCTCGCTATAATCGTCGTAATAGGGAGTAATGTTTAGGTTTGTTCTTTGTGCCATTGATTCAGAATTCCAATACTACTTTGATGTCTTCTTTTTGGCGGGAGTTGCGATTAACGCTTGGGCGATTATCTAGATAAATTATTTCGCCTGACCTCTTATTTATTTGAGATTCAGCAATTCCATTTGTAAAATTAACCCCCAAGTTAATAGTGGCTGTATCTGTTGATGTGGTTATTCCTGTAAAATTCACGTCAACTGAAGCAGAAAATCCTCCAGCAGAAGTGATGAGTTCTGCAGAAGATTCAAATTTAACAACCGTAGCTTCTGATGTGATCCCAATGTAATCTTTTTGATCTGCAGTTGATTTGTTGAAGTAAAGAGATCTATCTTGAATGTACTTAATAACGTTTGTTTCTTCATCAAATGAAGCAACATATGCTACAGCAGTTGTTGTTCCTACAACTTGCTTGATTTGATCTCCAACTATCAGAGATCCAGTAACACCAGTAACTTTAATCGCATCCATAGCGTTAAAGTCATTTGATGAGAAAAGATCTGTTGATCCAATAGATGTTGGATTCTTCAAAATTCCAACTTGTGCAAAAACAGTATCTGTTGGGAAATTTCTAGTAGAATCATCAAATCTTGCATAAAGTAAAACTTTTTCCGCTCCAAGTTCTTTATAAAGATCATAACCATGACCCTTCGATGGTGGAATAATCGGAACTAATTTTGCAAACTCTGTTAAAGATCCACTTTGAATTGGGCCTAAATCCACAATTCCATAACTATATCCTTTTCCACCCTCAGATACCTGAGCTTTTGTAATTCTTCCGCTACTATCTGTAGAAATTACTGCCTTTCCACCAGTACCATCCCCAAGAATATCGACCTCAGAGTCAAGTCCAAGACCATATCCGAATCCTTGTCTTTCAACACTAATGTGCTTTAATTGATTTTCATTAATCTCAGAATTGCCATTTTCTCTTACTGCAACAATCTGGGGATCGTTAGAAGTTGACCAGTTTGTTGGAAGAGTAATGTACTCCGTAGAGTCAAATTTAATAATATCTGATGGATTGACAGTAAATAAGTATTTCCAAATGTAACCATCTCCAGATTCACCAGCTCTAGCTGGTTCCAAGTCAGTAAATTTTGGTTCATCCTGGGATGCATTTCCAGTAGAATTGGTTGCACTAGAACCATTCTCAATACAAATATAAACCCTAAAATCAGAATTTAAAACATAATATCTAGAATCATACAATCTAGCTGAACTTGTTACCGGAGACAAATTCAATACACTATAGTCATGACGATATTTTTCATATGTTGTTCCCTGCTTCCATTCAACTTTGCGAATAACTCTACGAACGTTTGCCGTAGTAATTTTTCTACCAAATAACATCGTGTCATAGACATGATTTTGGTAGTTAAAATTGTCAATTGGTGATGGTTGACCAATCGTGTTGGTATTCCAATCTGCAGTTCTACCATATCCAATCGCAAGAGTTGGATTAGGTAATGATGTAAAGATATAATATGAATTATCAGTATTTTCTACGGACCTTACAAAGTTATCAACATTCAATAACCTAAACTGGTCCGTTAACAGTGCAGCCATTACTACTCTTTTGCAGGAATTTTTTTTATTTATGCTTACAGGAAGACCTTTTTAGCGAGATTGCCACTTCTTCTTAAACCAACACCACCAGATCTCACAATTGTTGGGAATGTTGTGAGACCAACGTCCACAGTATTTCCAGCAACAGATAGTGAAATTGGATTCAAAACTTGTCTCTTAAATCCACCAATCAGACCCCAAGAGAACTTACCAACTCCAGTAGAAGAAGTTGCAGCCAATCCAACAATATCAGTATCGGATTTAATGTTGCAAGTAATTTCTCCAGTTCCGGTTAATTCAAAACTAAAGTCATTTACATGATAAACGTTGTTAAGGAACTGTGTTCCAATTCCAATCACATCAGTATCATTAGCGTTTACTGATGTAACTCCTGTTCCAATAGTGGTATCCTTAACAAAGATCTTATAATCTGGTTTTAAAGTTCCAAATAAAGTTGTCTCAGTAGATCCAATCAAATCAACGTACAATTTCAATGCTAGTGGATGTCCACCAGTTCCTGTAGTTGTTCCAATTCCAGTAATAATTCCACTATAACCAATAATAACATCACAACTTTCTAATTTTTCACTATCAACAGTTGGAATTTCTACCATAACGTTAGGAACCCTTGTGCTGGTATATCCAAATCCAGGATCCACAATTCCAATTGCAGTTAGAGAACCACCAGCCGCAGTTCCTGTTAAAATAGCAGTTGTACCGACTCCTACAAGTCCATAAGTCACATCATCCACTTTTGGTGGATTGGCAATTGAAAGACTTACAGTTCCATCAGTATATCCAGATCCACCACTTACAATTGTTGCAGTTGAAATTGTTCCAGTGGCAGAAACCGTAACCGTAACAGCAGCTGATACTGGATCATTGTATTTAACTACCAAACAATCAGGAACTACTTCCTCAACGTTGGACCCATCAGCATCCTCTTCATATTGGAAGAATTCTGCATCATCAACAAATATAAAATCTTCACTAGTTGAGAAATCTCCAATAACTTTTGCATTAGGTTTGATTTGAGACTGTAAAGAATCTCTAATTTTATATTGGAAGTCTTCTTGTAAGATAAGATCTCTCTTTTGAGGTAATAGTGTAATTGGACGGAAAAGCGCATCATCAATACCAAGACCTCTGTAAATGTTTGTCTCTACTTGCTCAGAATCTTCAATTCCAAATATAATTCTTTCTGATTGTGTAGCAACATTATTCGGATCTAGTTTTTCCAGAATTAGTTTATCTCCTGGTTTGACAACTTCATCAACTTGAACCAAAACGCTGTCAACACCTCTTTGTCCTCTAAAGAAATAGATTTTGATGTCATCATTGGGTTGTGGAGCAGAAGTAAAGTTAAAATTGAAACTAGTACCACCCTCAAAGAAATAATCTTTCTTGGGTTGTTGAATTACTCCATTTACAAAGATGAGAAGAACTGAGTCCAAATCAACAAGAATAGATTGTTCATCATCAGTATTTTTTTGGAAACTTAGTAGAGATCCATTTAGAGCCAATGGGAATCTTGTTCTTACACCATTTTGTAGACTTCTGATACTATCAATGTAGTCTACTTGACCAAAATTCCAAGATGAGAAGGAATCATCAAATACCTGTAGAACTTCAAAAATAACATCCTCATATGCAGTTCCGGCATATCCAGGATTATTTGAGGGAACTCTGTAAGGATTACTTGGGAATGCTCCGGTCACAATTCCAACTGGTTTGAATTGGTCTCCAACTTTAAATCCAAATCCTCTGCTTTGTAAGGAGAAGTTTTCAGCGATAAAGAATTCTGTTCCTATTCCAGTTGTCTTAGCAGCTCCTGCTTTGATATCTACTAATAGACCTTGACCAGTTTGAGTAGTAGAACCAATTCCAGTTCTAAACACTCCTTCAATAGGTAGATTTCCATATGAAGGGGTACTTACGTTGACTGTTGGTGAAGTGTAACCTGTTCCAGGATTAGTGATATCAAATTTCAAACGACCTCCAGTAAACTTACCTCCTTGAGCTTCACCAACATTGATAGTAATAGTATCTGTTGTAGTAGCAGAAATATCCAAATCAGTATTGTAAGCAGGATCAGGAAGTCCTCTACCACCAACTTCGCGTGGATAGCAATCAATTTTAGTGTTATTGTCCTGTAAGCAAGAGAAGCAAATAGATTCGGTGGCAAGTCCTACTTGATCTACACCTGCAGTTAGAGAATGTCCTGCAATGGTAAGAGTAAGATCACCTGTTACGGGGTCATATGTGCCGTCTGTGGGCGTATAGGGACCACCAGTTCCAGTAACTGCGTCAGTAGCAGCACTTTCAAATCTATGCTCATTAAATGGAATAGTTGCATCAACAACAGCGACAGTTCCCTCATGGCCATCTTCTTCTAAGGATACACTAGCAGTGTTGAAATATCCTTGTCCAAAGTTTAATCCATCATAATATCTGGCAACTGTGCCATCACTTACATAAGTGTGGGCAAACCCAACTATTCCAACATTAACACTAAATTGTGTATTAGAAATTACGGTATCTACTGAATATGGGCCGGTGTTCTTAACGCCATAAACTTCACCGCCAGTGTCGTATGTATGGTCAATAGTTGAGATGCCAACATTTACAGTAAGTTGATTGGCGGCAGGAACATCAATGACAAAATACTTGGTTCCTTGAGTTCCATCTGGGAAGATAGTTGTTGTCACACCTGCATGTGGAGCAGCGCATGTAAATTCAATGTTACTCAGGTTGACCTGATCAAATTTCGCAATGTTATGATCTACACTTGTGGTAATCGTAGATAGACCCGTGGTCTTATCATATTCAAAGTTGCTAATGTTGTAGATAATACCACGTTCATCTGGGAATACTGTTGTTGTGATTGATCCACCAGCTGGACATTCAAAGACAATATTTTCAAATTGTGCAAACCATCCAGATTGTAAATTGTGGTTAGTGGATGTAGTTACAGTAGCAACACCAGTTTGATGTGTATAATCAAATCCTGTAATATTAACTAATGGGCCAGTTGTATCGACTCCAATAATATCAACGATGGTTCCTCCGGCACCAACTTCCGCAATTACTTTTGCGGGAACTAGAGGTGCAATTCCTCTACCACCAGAGAATCCGATGGATATAATTCTTCCCCCAGTTGGCAATTCATTTGCAACTGGATCAGTTTCGGAAACAAAAAGTTCTCCACTAATTAGTTTGTTTCCAGAGAACTTATACTGAACTTCATCAGTCACTGGATCAACTTCAATAGAATATACATTTAAAGGATTGTTTTGCGTTGTTTGTCCTTGATATAACCCATTAATGAATACAATACCAGAACCACTAGCCGCTGTCTCAAGTCCAACGGGTTGCTGTCCACCAACAGTTACATTAAAAGTCTGTCCTAAACCAGTAAATGATGGAGAAACATCATCATAAATTTCATTCAATGCATAATCTTGTCTCAAATATGTTCTTCCAGAGAAAGAAGATCTAGTAACAGGAAGATTTCTATCATCTAAAACAAATCCAGCACCAGCACCCGTTGGTGCTTCGGTAAAGAATATTGAATTTTCTTCAATATTATAAGCACCTTTGTGGACAATTGCGAGTTCACCATCACTATAACTTGATGCAGAAGTTCCAACATAAGCTCTTTGGACTTGTGCTACATTAAAAGATCCAATTCCAGTTATAGGTCCAAAAGTGCTAGTTGCAATACCAACCGCAACTACTTGCATAAATTCTTCACCAATTTTCAAAATATCTTGAGAATTAATGGTTGCAATACCAGAGAGAGCAAAATATGTTCTTGATGCTCCAATATTTTCCTGAAGATTATATTCAATTGATGTTCTACTAATTGGATTTTGTACTACTCCATCAATTGTGATGATAGTCTTAGTCAATTTCTTAGTAGTATCCAACAAGTGGAAATTTCCAAGACCACGACTAGTGACTTCTAGTCCAATTCCAGAAATAGCAAAATCTTTTTTAGTCGCTAACCTAATATTATCATTATCAACCCTAATAGCATATACACTATCTGGAATAATGTCGGTGGTAACGCCAGTTCTATACACTTGTTGAGCTGTAGTCGCTGTAGAGACCAAAGACATTGAAACTGCTAGTCCAACTCTATCAACAAAATAGGTTGACCCTACTCCAACGGGAACGTTGTTATCAACAACAATAGAATTAATTCCAATTGCAGTGATAGTTCCAAATCCTGTATTAGTATCTAAATCAGTTACAGTATCTCCAAGTTGTAAGAGTGTGTGGTTTCCAATTCCATTAATTAGAGTAGTTCCAAAAGAATTTCCATTAAAGAAAATATATGTGGTTCCGATGCTAACCACTGTAGCCGCAGCTTGAACTCCTTGACCTTCTATTTCCTGACCAATTACAATATCTACAGTTGTACTAACTCCAGAAATTACTTTATCACCAGCTCTTACGTCACCTTCAAATGATCCACCTCCAGCAAGAGTGGTTCCAATTCCAATCTTAGAAGAGGATAGGCCGGAAATATTTGTCCCTTCAGAATATCTCAATTCTTGACCACTTTGTAAGAAATGGCTAGGAATTGTTATTCTTCCATCTGATAGTCTAAAGACAGATGGATTTCCAGGATCAAATCTATGTGCGTAAATTGGGAATCCTTCATGAAGAAGTTCAAATTCGAGTTGGTCTGCTGGTTGATAAATTCCTTGAACAACTCTTTCCAATACCGTACCAAAAGCAAAATCATCTATTAGAGTAGAATTAGTGTCTTGATCGCTATAAAGAATTTCAGAATACTGCTCAATTCTTGCAGTAGCTCCAACATATGCAGCATCTGGAATAAATTCTAGATATGCATACTTATCCTGATATCTTCCAGTGAATGTACCAATGCCAGTAGAGGTATTAACACCAATTTGAGGATATTCGAGGGTGAAACTTTCAACTAATCCTGGATCTTGTGCAAAAACCACAGAAGTCATAACTTGAGTTTCGCCAACTCCAATTCTAACAACAGATTTGGCAACTCTGTCTGCTAAGGTAGTGAGACCAACAATACTAACGCCAGCCCCAGTTAACACTTCATCAAAAGTGTTTGATTCGAGTCTGGCAGTCCTCTCAGTCATGTCATCCTGAGTGCTTAATCTGAATGAAACAGATCCAATACCTGCTCCTCCTGTACCAAATCCTACAGTTCTAGATTTAATGGTAACAGTTCCGGTTCCTCCATTAGTGAAGTCTAGTGAGAATTTATCTTTCCCATCAGTATCTGTAAAAACAGAAGATCCAAAAGTACCAATTGGTTGATATGATAGTGCCTGCTCAGAACTATCAAAACCATATTGTCCTAGGTATGTTTCTGAGATTCCGTCATGAAGTAATGATATTTCTGCAAATTGCTTTTGGCCTGTAGTTTCATTCAACATTTCAACAGTTGAATACGAACCATTATATTCTGTGATGCCGAAAGAAACTAAAGAAGTAACTACACCTGCGGAAATCTGATCAGAATTTCCAACAAGTAAGTTGTCTTGAAGTATTCTTGAACCAGTACCATCTGTTCTAGAATCGAATAGTGATCTAAACGCCTTAATATCGTAAGCTTTTAACGGATTTGTTGGTGTAAATCGCATTGAAATTGCACCACTTATCTCATCATAGACGGCTTCAATTTCACCAAGAGATTCTAATTCATCATCTTCTACAGCAACAGATCCATTACTCTTAACTCTTATACGCTCAACGTTGAAGGTATTTCCTGAATTGTCATTACTAACAACTAACTCAACAATCTCAAAATGAGTTCTATCTTCCCTAGAAGTAATAACAATGAAAAATCTATTGAAACCAACTGATGATGGATATATCAAGAAATCTGTAAATTTATTCTCTAAATTGTCACTATCTGCAAAGTCTTTGCTGATATCATCATGAATCAAAACCCTATTAGTTACACACTCGATAAATGTCGTTAATTTTTTATTTCCAAATTTGATTGAATTTGTAACTTTAGGGGAATTTGTCACAACGTCAGTATCAACTGCGAAGTCAAAAAATCTTTGAGCATAGACTGGTAATTCTTCAATAATATCAACAACAATAGAAGATTCTGCAGCTGCTGTTGTCCCGATACCAACATCAACGTTATTAAGTATACTTGTATCAACAAAGTTTTTGGTTCCACTGATATGAACCATACGATTCATAGGATCTACAAGATCTTCCCATTCAACTTCTGTTTTAACAGCATAAGCTAATTTTTGATAATAGTCATTGTCGGGAATTACTTGAGTATCATCATTTAAAAATCCTTTAAAGTTAGACCAACCAAAGTTTTGTTGAACTCCAGAATCAACCTCATAAAAACCATCGAAACTAATAATTTTTTTAATAGTTGCTTTAGTTCCAGAAACTTTACCTAAGACTACATCACCAACTTGCAGTTCATAATCTCCCAGAGTCTTAAGAATTCCATTTTCTGTCGTTTTAGTTACAAATAGATCTGTTTCTACATTGCCAACACTAGTGACTAGTAGAAGTCTTTCATTATTAGTGAATATGTCAGATTTTAAGTTGACTTTGAATAATGGATATTTGTCTCTTTTTACAACACTTCCAAAATTAACTACTGTTTTTGCAATGCCTGGATTAGTAGTAAATCCAGTCAGATCAAAAGTAATTTGAGCTGGATTGACTCCACCGTTAAAGTTTTGTACTTTGAAAAATTCAAATCTATAATTTGCAGAGTTGAATCCATCACCATCGCTATTTCCCTCTGGATCGGTGTATTTTTCGATGCCATCAACGTACACTTCATCACCAGCGTTTAGTGGATTTGTTGCAAATCCAATCAAAGGAGTTACAATTTTAACAGTAAGAACGCCAGTATTTACACTATCTGCCTCAATAATTGTTAATCCATTACTATTGTCTGAGCTGTAAATACTATGTGCAACACCTGCTAATCCAGATGGAGCTTTAATAATCTCCACATCATCAATAGATCCTCCACCCTCATTAAGAACAGCCAATAACTCTGCATCATTAATAACCTCTGCAGTTACAGAGTTTACTAGTTGTAATTTTGGCGTACCAACAAAACTAGTTCCACCAAATACAATATCTACGCTTTCAACAGTATTGAAATTCTCCAAATCATAATAAGTTGGAATATCTGCAACTGGTTGTAGCGTTTTATCCTGAGAGAATTCAAATCCTGGTTTTTCAATTCTAAAAGAATTTAATTTTCCAATTTCATCGGATGTTACAGACAATTCGGCATTAACTCCTTGCGAAGTAGTAATTGTGGAAATGCCAGGAGTCTTTTCGTAATTAAATCCTTTGTTTAAAATTTTAATCTTATTAATACCACCAAGACCTGTTTTGGATCTGGTAGTGTAGCTCAACTTATCGCAAGATGAAGGAGTATACTCATCTTGCTCGGGAGTTTCAAAAAGTGCTACCAAGAAAGAAGTTGTAGCTACTCCAACCACAACCGTATTAATATGATACTTACTATCAACGTATAAAATTCTTGAATGATTGGTAATATATTGATCTGGTTCAATTAAAATATTATTGGCAGTATCAAGCAAATTGTAATAAATTTGCTCGGGAATATTTTCATTAAACTCTATAGTAATACTTTCAGTTCCACCTGCACCTACTGTCCCAACTCCAGAAACTTCAAATGATGTTGATTTTCCTGTTCCCACAAGTTCATTTCTGAAATTTTGATCAAAGAAGAATTTTAATTCATATCCAGAAAGAGAGGTATCAGAAACATCAAAAACAAGATTGTTGTTTCTAACTACTTGAATTTCTGGGTTAATAATTGACAAACTTTGACCAGAACCACCTGTAGTTCCTAATCCAATTGTTCTTGGATTATTTCCTATAACATCAATGTAGGTTTCTCCTAATTGAATTTTATCCTTATCAACTACAAAGACAAAATATTCTGTCTTGTCTACTGGATTTTCTAGAGGATCTGGATTATTGGGCCCTTTATAGTAAAGTTTATCGCCAGTTTCAAGTCCATGATCGACTAAAGTGATTTCACTAGTCTGTGCATTAACTGCATCGGATCCAAATCCAATTGGATCGAATAAAATTTTACGGATATCTTCATCAAAGATAACACTGATAGAAGAAGCAGATCCAACGCCACGAGAAAGATTTGTTTCAATATCTATTTTTAAAGAGTCATTTAAAGTTAACTGATGAGTTTGTGCAGTAGAAACTCTAGCTGATAATCTATCAACTTTACCAATTATTTGCTCTTTATTTGGAATACTCTCAATAAAATATTCAAAACTTTCACTATCAACCGTCTTATATAAAGTTGGATTGGCATTGAATATCAAAATATCACTATTAAGAGTAGTTTTGATACCAATCGTATTCTTTCCTCTGTTTGAAATGAATACTTCTTGACTTATTCCATCCTCTGGGAAAGCGAATGTTGAAGCAGAAGATACTGTTGATACACCAAGAACATTTGCTCCGCTAGGAACACCAAATTTTACTCTTTGATTGTTTTTAAATGGATGGTCTTCAATATAAATTGATTGAATAGGAATACTTCTGTTTGAAGTAATACCTAAAACTTCATATTGAATAGATACATGCCCACCAGAAGTTGTTCCAAAACCAACAGATTCATTCGGATTGAAATACACCTTATCATTTGGTGATGAATTGAAATTTTCTCCATCAACATCTATGTAAAAATCTGATGGTTTTGCAGTTACTGCAGCCCCAGCCAAATGTCCATCGGTACTAATTCCTCTAACAGCTCTTAATACCGAATTATAAGGACTATAGTTATTTGATGGTCCATAGACGTTCAATACCTTTAAAGTTTCACCTTCAATAGTAATTTCAGTATCTGGTCTTACATATTTTGGAATAGGCGATATTTTAATATCGGTTTTCATTCCACCAACTGATTCAGCTGGCATAGATTCTTGAATTCCAAATCTCTCATCAAATACAGAGATTTTTTTGAATCCAGTAATTTGTGGGAAATATGTAGATAAACCACTGATTTTTACTACTGTTCCATCTTCTAATGAGTGGAATGTGCCAATTGTGGCTCTAACTTGATTTGGATTTGCTCTAGAGAATACAAAAGTGGAGAATCCAATAGTTTCGTTTGAAATTCTATCAATTTTTTGTCCAAAAATTTCACTTACCTCTGCAGCCGCACTAGAACCAGTAGTTTCTTCATTATTGAATATAATAGTATCACCAACTTGATAGTTAGTACCTGAGTTCAAAATTTCAATTTCATCAATTCCACCAACTTTGGTATTATTGACAATTGTTCTTTGTGAAGTGAGTTTATATGGTTCAACATAGAAATCATATCCACCACCCTCTTCAGATACAACGTATGGAAATGTATTTCTGAGCAAATCGCTCGAATTAAAGTCAAAATCCTGGCTTAAAGTCTCACTACTTCCAATCAAATTTTCTCTGATTACGGAAGACTTATACGAATCTCCAATTACATACGGGAAAACAGATTCTAATTCTCCCGTTCCTGCATTAAAATTATTGACTGTAAAGTATGCATAAACTCCATTTGGATAATCTGGAGTTTTGCAGAATCTTCCATTATGAATATCTAAATTTCCAGCATCGGTAAATTTGTAATCCTCTATAAAAAATCCATCTGGGAATCCCGTTGGTCTTTGAATTACCGAATCAGAATCAACTTCATATCCAGAAACAAGTCTGATAACATCGGAACCACCATCGTTGGGATCTTCATATCCTTTTGAGCCATAAATGGGATTTCCGTCATATGCCCACCCAATCAAAGGAGAATGTGCAGTATCTTCAATGTCATTAAATTCTACGATTAGGCTACTATTAATACCAACAACTCCATATTGGAAACCAACATCATCTCCACGATTTAGCAATACTTCACTATCATCATCATCAAATTTTGCTCTTTGATTGATTGTTAAATCTCTAATACTACTTTTTAATATAGCACCAGATCCTTGAGAAGTTACTTTAATTGTGGTGCTGTCAAAATTGTAATTTTGACCTCTACGAATAACAATAATATCAATTACCTTTCCAGCTCCATTAATAACTGGACGTAGAATTGCTCCTGTCCCGGTTGGACTAACAGCCTCTACAATTGGTAAAGAATAATATTCTTCACCTTCATTTGTCACATTAACATCTCTAATTTCTCCATCGACAATTACGGGAACAAATTCTGCACCCTTTCCATTTAATACCGTTACGGATGGATTCTTTTCAAAATTCAAAACAGTGGTTCCATAAGGACCACCTTTTTCATATAGGAGAACATCTTGAATTGGGCCAGTTATTACTGGAGTTGCTGTAATTACTCCAACAGTATTTGCAATGGTTACATTCACCTCAACTTGAACTTCTGGATAGTTGAAAATGTGGAAACCTGTACCAACTCCTGTAAAGTTTTCAATAGATCCTCGTTCAAATAAGGTTAGAGTAGTTCCACCAACTCCAGCATTAGTAATTCTGAAATTATTATTATCAATTTTAGTAACTACAAATTGTGCTGTTGTTTGAATTCCAACAATAGGATCACCATCATACTCATATGTAATTAACTCTCCAGTCGAATATCCATGATTAGTAAATGAAAGTGTATTTGTAAATGTAGATACACCTAAGGTGCTAATAGCAATTTTTCTAGTAGAATATCCTGATCCAGGATTGAGTACATTGACTCCTGTAATTTTTTTAGTTGGATTGAGTAACCTAAACGTTTGTTGACCAGCACTTTCACTGCCTGTGCTAAATCCAACAGTATTGATACCCGCATTGTAATCTTGAAGATTTTCATATAATCTAATAGAATTGCTTGTTACAATTTCAGTATAATAAACTGTTCCCGTTTCTAAAAATCTACCAGTAAGAGTAGTAAGACCAAATCCAGTAATTGATGGGGATTTGTTTCCATTTGGAACATATACTACAGCTGTACCATCTCCCAAATTGTGATTCTTTATGGTTGTAATGGTATCGGTAAGCCAGTTGATTCCTCCACCAATGTCAAATAAAGATGCGTTAAAATCAATCTCTCTAAACTCATCTTCTACAATTGGTTCTACAAGTGCTCCTACACCATTTCCACCTTTAACATCAATTCCTGAAACAGAATTTAATCCAAACTCTTGTGGATCAATGTAAATATTTTTTAAAGATCCTGTTATCGCTGGATAAGCAAGAGCTGTTGTTCCAGAATCAGGAGAAACAACTTTAAGTAAAGGTGGATTTGTTACACTATACTCTTTGCCACCGTTCAATACGGAAATTTGATTTAACGGGCCGTAATAGACTTTATCGTCAGTTTTATAGTTTACAACTTCAACTCCATTGATCAAAATTCCGATTGTTCCTGGAACTGTTGAAACATTATCTTCTACATCTAAAGATTTTGAAACTGGAATTCTTCTAAAAACTTTTTGTGGAGCAATTTTTTTGTTATATTGCTCCGCAAGAGTGAAATCATGACTGCCTGTATTTCCATCTTCAGGCTCATCAAATTGTAAATTTTCCCCTGTGACAATAAAAGATCTTGCAGCATATAGTTTTACTTTGTTTGCAGGACTTAAGACTTCAACATAATAAGTTGTTCCGTATACCAAACCACTAATAGGATCTGCAGAAGTTCCAGCAGAATATACTACAGCATCTCCAGTTATAAATTGAACTACATCTGGAAATGACAGAACATTGTACTTTTGAGTTGTTGCATCAAAATCCTGTAAAGCAGCCGAAACTACAGTTGCCTCATCAATTGTTGATTTGATAATATCGACTTCTATATTGTATGAAGGCAAAGAATTTGATGCAACATAAAGATTCTCATCTTTCTTGTCAACGTAAGTATTGAGAATATCTGAGATTACTACATTATTACCATTTTCAATACTATTTCCAATACTAACTGCTTTCTTAACTTTCCGTCTAATATCATAACCAATTCCAGCAACTAAACTGGAAACTCCGCTTCCAGATAAAATTACTTGATTGACACCAGAAACAGTTACACTTGCAGATTCTACTAAAATTTCTCCATCAGCTCTGTTCAGAACTTCAACTGTATCTCCATCTCTAAGATATGCTTTATCTACATCGATTTCTAAAGTAAATGTGGATCCAAAAAAGGTCTTAACTTTAATTCTTGATGCTGTGTTATACTGCCAAGAATTAGCTAAGATTTGTAAATCTGTTTTATTTGAAGATGGGTCTTTAACCTTACGACCAAGGCTCTTGACTTGATATACCTCGTTTAAATCTGAGTAAAAAATATCAGAATTTGGTAAAAAGTCTGATATTACTCCAGTAATGCGAAGTTCTACTCTCTCTCCGGTATTTGGATTAGTCGAGTATGCAATATCGTTGGTTCTAACAGCAGTATTAGCTAAAATTGTACTGTCAATACCGGAGCACCCTAAAAACTGATTAATCGTTTTATCAGTATACGTTACTGTCTGGTTTCCTACGACAAGAGTTCCAGATTTTGCAAAACCAATAGTAGTGTCTACGGAGAGAACCTTAGAACCAGCACTAATTTCTTCAATAGTTTTTGTATATGGGGTGATTGAAAACTTTCCGTCAAATCCTGGTGCTGGATCTGAAAATCTACTGAATAAGAATAAATTATAGAGTTGTCCATCTGCAGAAATAGACGAAAACTCAACTTCAGAAATTGGAGCAGAGGCACCTACGATCTCAAGATTTTGTGTATTTTGATCTTGAATTAATGTTTGTCCAGATAATGTTAAAGGATCTCCAGAAATTGCCTCTGCCGTAAGAAAAAGTCTATTTCTATAATTTGCAATTGATGGCTCAACTAGAGCATCAGTTTGATTCTTTATAGTAGATCTTTTTCCGAAAAGTACGGAAGTTAAGATGTTGAAAGAATCTTGTGTTCCTTTTGAATTATAAAAACTTCTTAACCCTTTAATAAAATTATTGATGTCTACGTCACTTTCAAAAGATTCATCCTCAAATCCAGGAGCATATGAAATTTTTAGTTTCCTGAAAAATTCTTTGAGGAATAGGTTACTTAAATTAGTTACACTAACCCCGGTGGAATGAGAGGCAGCTAATGTGGAACTAAAAACTACCTCTCCTTCGATATAATTTTCAATTCCACTAAAACCTCTAACACAACCAATGATACTATTATCAGTTGCCTCAGTGTAATAGATTATTTCACTATCAATCTTTACAATACCATTATTTCTTGGATATCCTCTTGTATTTGAAAGGGATATCGTCGTATCCGTGGCAGACACATCTGCCGACAGTGTTACAGATCCTGATACAATATCATTTGTATAGGAATCTAATTTTAAATATTCTACTAGTCCGTCAACAAGATCTACAGAAGATCCACGATTTTCTTGACCAAGATAATACTGCTTGAGAAAATCAATACTTTTTGGGTTTTCTATCCTGAGATACTCAGGTAACTGATTAGCTAAGATATTTTGAATCTTAACTCTCTGGTTCAGTCCGGTTTCAATCATTGTATTCTAATATAACTCCCGTTGGAATAACTTGAAGTGACTGGGAAACCAACTCCCGATATTTCTTCACCAGAACTAATAGTGTCCTTAAGCATATTTATTGTGCTTCTGTCAGATGCTAATGCGATGTAGATATTCTTTAACCCAATTACATCATTACTTTCTGGATACATTTGAACTTCAACCAATCCTCCAACGACATCTGTGGAAATAATTTTTGTAGTGTACAAAATTACTTCGCCTTTAATGTAATCAACGCTTCCAGCTTCTTTAACAACAGTAATCGCTTTGTTATTTGAATCTAATTTGATAAAGGAAATTATTCCCTTTTTCTTATCTGCATTTGGAGTATCTGTCAAATATAAGGTATCTGGATTTCCAAAAATTTTAAATCCAGTAGATTTTATATTTCTATCATTTTCTACATGAATTTCATTTCCATAACAAATCTCATATTGTGCGGATTTGTTTAAACTAATCTTCAAATCCCTTCTTGCTGTAACTCTAGTGATGTTTGAAGTAATTGCTGTACTTGTATTATCAATTTTTTGTAGAAGTTTGCTATATTTAAATCTTCCACCAAAATTATTCAGTTCTGAGCTATCTCCAAATGCTTTGATGTTGTCAGATACCTGAGTTTTGAGAGCTTCAATATCATTCACTTTGCTGGAATTATAATAAACATATGAATCTAGTTCTAGGTACAGAATTTCTAAATCTACAATTTTCTGCTTAATTCCTGCAAGAGAATATCTCTTTAGGCGATTAGTTATAAATTCTTTGTTAAAATCGGAAACAAAGAAGTCATTTTTGGGTTTAATACTAATAATAACTTCTCCAAATTTTGGAGGATTCAACTCTTCTCCCCCAGTGACAGAAACTGAGTCTGCTGCAGGGTAGATTGTTTTTACTAATGCCTCATAATCACTAGCCGTAACCGCTCTGTACTGTGATGAATATAGTTTTGGAGCAAAGTATTTGATAGACTGCAAATCTTCGATCTCAGTGCCTCCTGACGCCTTCTCTGCAGTTGATACAGTGATAGTTGCAGTTGGAGTGATATCTGCATTCAAAGAATCTTTTAGAATTCCAGAAAATGAGAATAATGAAACGCCATTTGATTCTGGGCCATCAGTAACAATGTATGTTGCATCAATTTCCGAGTTTGTCTCTAATTTTTTGCCTAGAATTCCATCTCCAAACAATAATTCGTATTTTTCATCTTTTACTTCTTGTAAAAAGTAAACTTCTGAGTTTTTATCGATGTTTAATATGTTATCAATCAGTGTATATTCAATTCCAGCGGTAGGATCATTTGGAGATTTGATTTTTGTGATTAATGTTTCTGTGTCAATAAACGCATTTGGTAAAATAAATCTTTGATCTAGGGATTGATCGACAATAAATGACTTTTTAACGAAAGAACCCTGATAAATTGAGATATTTTCAAAGGTAGCTGTTCTATCACCAACCAATAATCCGATTCCTGGGTTGTCGAGTGGAGAAACAGTGGTAATATCTTCGGGAATTGAGAAAATATATGCGGAATTTGCCTCTCTACCAACGCAAACTAGTCCGGCTTTCAGCGTTACGGTCGAACTACTGCCGTAAAACTTAACTGAGAAGGAAATTTTTGCTCTGGCCGACCTTCTAGAGCGCGGAACATACCCAATATTACGCGCAAGAGAGACAACATTCTCTCTTAACGTCGCAGATTCGATAAAACTCTCATTTACTGCTAAATTTGAATTAAATGCCGTAATATATGTGTTATATGCAAGCGTATCAATCAAGACTGAGAAGTTAGATCCTTCAAAATCAAAGTCTGTGAACGTAGAATTCGCCCTCAGATAGTCTTTAATTTGTGTTTTGATCTGGTTAAAGTCCAGATTAGCGTAATTTGTGAACGGCATTATCGTGTTGCCTCTAGAATGAAGTTAAATTCTTGTTCTGGAATGGCTGATCCAACAATATTATAGTAAATTATACATTCAAACTCATTTCTATCGGGTCTTGGTCTAACCGCAACCCTTACATTATCAACTCTAGGTTCATTTTCTTCGATCAATAATCGAATTTGTAGTTGAATTTCAACTGCAGAACCATAATCTACGAACTCAAATAGAGAATCATTAACTTTTGAACCAATATTTGGGTTAAAAAATCGTTCTGTAAACCTAGTTTCTACTAAATTTCGTACAGCTCTTGAAATTGCACGTTCATTTTTCAAAATAGGGAGATCTTTAGTGACAGGATGAGGCTCAAAAGACAAAGAAATGTCTTTGAATTCTTTTGAAACCCTGCGAATTGCCATTTAAAGACTCAAATCTCTATGTATTTATAGGGCATTGGGCACAGACACTAAAAAAGGCACCTTGTAGGTTCACAGAGGTGCCTTAGAGGGGGGTTTTAGAATCACTCAATCTCTTCAGTTGGTGCTCTTCCAACGTCCAAATCTGCAATTTTGACAAGAACATCTGCAGAAACGTTTACTTCTGCTTCAGGATCACCTTGATCTCGCTTTTCTCCCATCTGCTTTAGAGCAGAATGAATTGTAGCCCATTCATCTGGAGTGAAAAATTCCTGAACAACTTGTCTATGTGTCTTAGCCATTGGTTTTGTTGTAAGTTGGTGGATGAAAAACACAATACTCATTGAATGTGATTTTCATTTCTTTATTAGTTAGGTTGCAATGTTGTGCTGCTTTTGGAAGATTCCATTTAGCAACAAATAAGTTTTCCATCGCTTCACGGGTTTCAGGTCTCAACGGCCTTGACCTCGATAAGGTTTCTTAGCCGAGTTACGGGCGGTCGGCGCAAATTTTGTGTTCTTTGAACTGCCCTGACGAGTCTTTTTGGGTTTTGACTCAATAAGTGTTTTTCCGCTGATACCAATTTTAGACCTTACAGCCATTTCATTCCTCTAGTAGTTGTTTCATTTCGTGACGGAAGTTTTTCGGATTGAGATCCGGGTCTTGCGTCATGTAAAATTCATGAGCATACCATTCCATCTGATCAAAGAACTCTTGTTCTGTGAGTTCTTCATGTACCAGGTGTGATCCCTGGTAGACATTGTAAATGTACTTCTTTTTCGCCATTTTGTCAAGCCTCAAATAATCCGAGTTTTTTCGTGACCGACCCGAATGCGAGGGTCACACCAAATCTTATAGCCTGCGGCAATCGCATCTAGACAGAACGATACGTCCTCGCCACACATGTCCTGAACCTCTCCAGACTCAAAGACTTGCATCTTCGGTGCAAACCATGGATACTTCATCTCCTTATTCTCAAAGACTCCGTGCTTAATCAGAATCCAACCAAATCCTGCATAGTCAACAGTGAACGGTTTGTTCCGATTCTTCATCGTGTCCAGAGTTTCATGATTCATGACTCCACCATTCTTGGCAAAGTCATCCTCTTCAAGCCAGTGAGCAACTGATGTGGTCTTTCCATCCTCAGTACAATACCAACCAGATGCAATATCCTTATCCATGAGTACCAGTTGGTAGAACTTCTCAATGGTAAAGACAATATCGCTGTCGATCCACAGTTGATAGTCATACTTCAGTTTACCGTCCCAGGGAATTTGATCGGGACCCCGTAGTACATTTGCTCCGAGACACTTACAGCGAGCAAAGTTTACCATGCTGCTATAGTCTTGTGAAATCTGAATACTCGCTCCACGTTGTACAAGTTCAAAACAAAGTTGTACAAAGTTCTTTAGAAAGGTATATGATACGCCTCGTCCAGGTAAACAAAATACAATTGTCTTCCCTTTGATCATCTCATGGGCTTTCTCATAGTCCCACTCAACACCACTCTTTGCAGGTCCTTTGGGTGGTGTTGCCTTTACAGTAAATCCTTTTGCCATAACGTTAATAAATGGACTTCAATATGATAACATCATATATAGCAACTTGTCAATCCTCTGAAGCTTTCTCGATCACAATATCATTCCCGTCTACTCTGAGTTCCAATACTGTTCCCTCGTACCAGCCCATATCGTTGATCAGAAACTCTGGGAAGTCAATCATATAATCTCCCGTAACCTCATCGACCCCTACAGTTACTAAAATGGGCCCGGAATTTTTTCTCATTTATGGATCCCTTTACATACTTCGATTATATATGAAGTCTTAGTTTTACAAAAGGTTAACAGCGAACATTATGGCTGCCATCCGTAACACTTTGTAGACTAAGGGATCCATCCGTTTTATATACGGGGGCATCGCCGGGCGACGATATAAAATAACGACGCACGGTAACTGTCAAAAAGGGGAGCTAATCGCCCCCCTGTTGTTATCAGTTATCCCGGAAGATGTGAACGGGGCAGTAAGTGCTACCGTCATTAACTGCAGTGAAATCATAATACAAAGAGGAATCCCAAGTTGCCTCCCAATCTACAACAATTCCAGAGGGAATGTTGTAACCCATTTGATCATAGAACTCCTCTGCAAAATCAGCGGTTGATTGATAGTGACCCTGATAACGTTCTTCCATAGTGTCACACTCAGAGAAACCATATTCGGCACAGTAAGCATCAACAGCTTCATAACCGATTGCTTCACCTGCGCTCACATAATCTTCGTAGAAGTGATAAAAATCATCCTCATTGTTCTCATCAATGAACTCAATCATTGCCTGCAGATCAAAATCTTGATCGAGCAATTCTTCGATCTGATCAACAGTCTGCTGAGAGAAGATTTCTTTGTAGTTTGCAGTCAGAGTAACGGACATTTGAGAAAGAAAAGTGTTGTGAATTGAACTTGTGGCCAGTGTAGACGATCAGCGGCAGGATTGCTCGGCAGTGTATGACACTTTGCAGATCGTCTCTGCCATCCGGTCGCTGTAGCCCTTCGTCACCCGCACGCCG